TTTCTTGCCATCGCGTAAAAAGTGGCGACACATTAGAGATTCAGTAATAAACACTGCACTAAAGACTTTTGATACATCGACTTGTGCAGTTTTAGAAATCGCAAATGCAACTTCAAGAAGACTTAATTTATCTTCGATTAATTTAACAAGCATAACGTCAATCGCGTTATACTTTACGAAATTTTCAACATCTTGTTGGGCTTCCATCATTGAACCATATTCATGATGAAGTTTACTTACTCCAAGTACAAGCTGAGAAATATAATCTAACTTATAATTTTCAACAACTTTAATTGGTTTAAGATTTGTGAATACTTCAAGGTAATCGAGCAAACCTAAGTGGACTGGTGATTGACCTTTACCAATTAACTTATCGCAAACCATAGATTCCATGGGTTTGATATTAAGTCGTTTACAACGATTAATCAAGTATTTCCAGTCGAATTCAATTACATTCCAACCAGTAATAAAAGGAAGCTTAGGAAGTATTCTATGAAAGAATGTTGCCATTAAGTCTTCTTCTTTTTCAAAGAACATATACTTAATAGTAAATACTTGACCTTGTGCACTTAAATACTCGTTGATTTCAGATTCCATTTTAGAAATAGCTGCATCATCGAGCTTTTTCATAGTAGATAAAATGTAGGTTACATTATCTGGACCACAAAATGAAATAAGGTTTACTGGCATGGCTGCCTTAGCTGGATCAGGGAACTCATTTGAAGTTAACTGAATCTCAATATCGAGAAAATATTTCTTAGGATTATGATCAGAATAAATTTGAGCAAGTTCTTCTTCAGAAAAACGGGTTTGAATTAATTCTTCAATTCGGAATCGACTCAACCATTTACTTTTGCTTTTATCAACAAACTTATTATCCCAATTTCGATACTCTGAAGGGCGACCTGTAAGCTTCCAATTGAATTGATCAGCATCATGAATATGCTTTACTGCGTATGCAACATTACCTGCTTCATCATAATATGAAACTACTAGTTTAGAATCGTCTTGTTTAAATTCAGAGCTTATTATCATCGTATCTTACTTTTTGGTTAATATACCAATTAATTTGTTCCAGTGGAACCAAATCCACCAGAACCTCTTTCAGATTGAGCTGGAAATACTTCAGATTCTTCTTGACACTCAATTAATTTTGCTTTAATAATTGGGGTCAAAATAAACTGCACAATTTTATCGCCTGGGGAAATTACCTGATCCATTGTTCCACAATTATAGTGGTGCAAATGGATTTCTCCCTGGTAATCGCAATCTACTACTTGGGCACCAACCTGGAGTCTCTTTTTTGTAGCAACCCCGCTCTTATTGAATGCAATTAGAGCTGTATGTAAAGGTATTCTAGCACGAACTCCACTTGGAATTAAAATGTGTTCGCCTGGTTCAAGGATTACTGACTCAAAGTCATTTGGAACAAAAAAGTCTATTCCAGCTGACCCTGGCGTACCATATTCGGGCGATTTAACGTCTCTAATCTTAATAAATCTAATTAATTCTCCTCTAGATAGAGGTTTTGGGGTTCTTTTCATTGCATTCATGGTGAGTAATTGGATTTTTAGTAATTTCTTATACTGTCTTAGATATACTAAGATCTTTACGATGATAAATAATGATAGCAAAGGACAATCTAGACCAAAATCATGAGTCCTAAGTTAAATAAATAACTTAAAAATAGTAGGACCGAAATGGCACAAAAATTAAATCTCAATCGCTTTAAATCAAGTGGCGTCTACACAGTCGAAATCGATGAGAGTCAAAACGTTGCATTACCTCTAGGAACTGGCCGATTAGTTATCGGATCTAGCAAAAGAGGACCAATTAATACCGTTGTGGCTTTAAGCGACTTAAACAGTGCGCTAGCAGTTTATGGTGAAAGAGACACTAAACTTGAAAGCAAGGGCAGTTATTTCCATAGAACACTTGAAGTAGCGCTAAGAAAGGGCCCAGTTTATGCTTTGAACGTATTGCCAACTGACGATACATTAGACAAAGTAACATTTGCAACATTTAACACTGAATCTGCATCATTCAATTCAGATTTTACTGCATCTGCATTCGAGCAACCACTTTCTAGCTTCTTTAACACACAGAAATTATGGTATGCTGACGAAGACCAGTTCAACAGAACTAAAAATAACGCGTTGAGTTCAGAAGATGACAATAAGATTTTTTCTATTGTTAACTTAGGAAAGCGCCCAGTTACAGTTTGGGCAAAGCTAGCTGATGTTGCTGGATATGACGTAACCGTTAAAGAATATTATAAAATTACCGGAGGTGATAAAGTAACTATTCCTAGTTATCTTCACCCAGATGATATTGTTGCTGACTACTTAATCGAGTTGATTGCAGTAGAAGGTGATTGGACTGATAACGTAAGGTTAGCAAACGACCCAGTTTATAAAACTTACTTCAATGAAAGAGGTATTATCATGTCTAAAATTAACGGATTCTTAAACTTAAGAGAAGTTAAGAATATCGCAAGAGTAAATGGTTCAATTATTCCTCAGTTTAAAGATGCATCTGGTGCAGACATTTCAATTGATAGAGTATTCAATAGATTATTCTCTCAAACTGAATTATTTTGCGCGCTAGATGAAAACAAAATTGAATTAATCGATCTTGAAACTGCATTTGCAAATGCTTCAATGGATTCTCACAGAATTGATTTAGCTGGACATGGTTACATGGATCTTATTGCAGCAGATTTCCAAGATTACTTTATCGATAATGGTTTTACCGGAGATTACACAGACGCTAATGCTAAATTAGATGTACTTGGTTATAAAGCTCCTGTTAAAAATACAGCTGTATTTGAAGTTACAACTGGAGCAAGTGATTCTTGTAGAGTGGTAACTGAATCGGGTAATCAAATTATTATTGCACGTGAAGGTAGTCAACTTTATAAAGCATGGTATGATGGTTTTATTGTAACTGGTAATGGATTTATTACTACGCAAAATGGAACAACTGCCTCTAAGTATATTAAAGTTGAGCCAGGTTATACTGAAGTAGTTAACTTAGTTACTAAAAGCTATATCAAAATTAAATGTTATGATAACGTTGCTTTAACTAACCAAAGTGCAACTATCCCAGTAATTACAGTAGTAGATACGTTTGTTAAAATCTCTCTTGATATACATGGAACAGCATCAACTACGAAAGTATTTGATTTTGCAACTGAACTTACTGCAAATAACTCTGGTTCTGAAATTACAACAACTAAAACTGCTCTTAATAAAATTGAGATGAAGGTTCTTAGTTCAACTTCAGTAACAGTAGGAAATGCTTCCCCTGTCGTAACTGCAAGCAATGCTTCTTACTTAGCTGATGTTGCAGAATTTGTAAAGCCTAATCACTATGTTAGAGCTAAAGCAAATGGTGCAAGTCGTTCAAGATTCTTAAAGATTGTTTCAGTTGCTGGAACAGACGAAATTACAACAACTGCAGTCGTTACACCAGCTGTACCGGCAGTTAATGAAAGTGGAATCGCAGTAGATGCATTTATTGCAGCTGCCGCTAGTATTACTCTAAGTGCAGCAAACGCAAACATTATTATTGGATGCGCAATTTCTGGTACTGGTATTGCACCAAATACTACTGTAACAAATAAAGTAGGTTTAGTATTAACTCTATCTACACCAACTACAGGAGTTAGCGGTGGAACTTACACGTTTACAAAAGCTTTAGTTCCAGCATTTACTACAACTACTGCAAAAACATATAAGAAATTCGTAGTTACAACTTTAGTACCTAGCGATGCAACAATTATTGGAATTGATATTGATACAAATATAATTTTCCACAAAGGAATTAGAAATTATATCGGTTCATCTAAAGGTGTTAAATTAAGCGGATTTACAATGAGAGATGCTCAACTTCCTAATGGAACAGCATCACGTCAAGCAGATATCTTAGGATGGTTATATGAAAATACAAATATTGCAAGTACTTTAGCAGAAGGTCAAGCTGTAGATTTCAGATACATCATTGATACTTACGAAGGAGAAATCTCTGGTTCATCTAAATATTATTTAGCAAAAATTGCTGCAGATAACGGTCAGTGTTTAGCAATCCTAAATGCACCATCTTACAGACAATTAGAACTTTCAGTTGAGCCTTCATTCTCTGATATGACTACAAAATTAGTTTCAGCTAAGCACATTGCAGATGGTGGTAATTTGGATCTTAATCCAACTACAACTCTTAAATTTGTAGACGAAGAAGTTAATGGAGTTCCAATGGCATCTTATGCTGCATACTTTATGCCTAACTTAATTGTAAATGATAACGGTAGAAACAAATCAGTTCCGCCTGCAGCTTATGTTGCAAATGCATTTATGAATAAGTTTGAAGCTGGAAGACCATTCTCAATTGTAGCTGGTAAAAATGGTATCTTAGGAGATCCAGAAATTGTTAACGTTGAATATGAATTATCTCAAGAAGATAGAGATTACTTAGAGCCAGCTGGTTATAACTTAATCGTTCGTCGTAGAGGTTTTGGTATCATGGTATTTACAAATAATACTGCATATCAAAAAATTAATTCAGCTCTTAACAATACTCACGTTAGAGAAGCTCTTTCAACAATTGAAAAAGATATCGAAAGAATCCTATTCAACTTCTTGTTTGACTTTAATGACGAAATCACTCGTTTAAGAATTAAAACTCTAGTAGAAGGTTACTTAGAAAGAGCTAAAAATGCACAAGGTATTGCAAGTTACACAGTGGTATTCGATTCGACTAATAACGGTCCAGAGGTACTATCTGCAAACTCAGCAATTATCGATGTATTCTTAGATTTTCCAAGAGGTATTCACAAATTCATCAACCGTATTACAATTACAAGAGTTGGTGGAGGTCTTGCCTCAGAAGCAACTGGATTTATTCCTTCATTCTAATAAGAAGACTCTTTATAAACAAGAAAAGCCGCGTAAAGCGGCTTTTTTTATGAAATTAGATTAGATATTATCTTTCCCCTGGTTCAAGAAAAGTTGGAACCGAATCTGTTACAATTTTAGCAATAACTTCATGCGCAAGAACTACTAAATAGTTTTCGCCATTCCATTGCATATCAATTCCAGCATGGCGTTGATAGATTACTTTATCGCCTGGTTCCAATGGAATAGGTCTTTCCATTCCGCCGCCTACTGAAATTACAGTTCCACTATTGGAACGCTTTCTGGTATCAGGCGGAAGAATTATACCAGTTTCAGTTTTTTTATTTTGTTCATCGGGTTGAATAACAACTCGATCATAAATTGGGATTATTGGTGAATTCATTTTGTAGAATGATATTTTTTAAATGAGTTAATGTCAAATCTCTTTATAGAGTTAAAGTCAAACGACTCTCGGATTGAACCAGAGAGCTTCGCAGGGACATGATCTATTGAAAGACATATGATCTTAATATTAAAGTCTAAGGTCTTTCTGAATTGATCCTGTAGCTCTTGGGTAGTTAATTTAAGTTCCTTTGTACTAGCTTCAACAATCATATCCTTTACATAAGGATCATTGGTTCTTAGTTTATGAACAAGGATTGACCAATCCCCTTCATTTTCTTTAAGTTTAGAAATTACAGCTTCAATCTTAGACTTTGTCATCTTTGGATGGACTCTAGGAATTGCATCAGATGGATCGCCACCTAATACCTTTAACATAAGTTCCTCTGATGGATCTACTTCATATTTAACAAAATCTCTTTGAGTAAATTCTCTAAGAAGTTCGTCAATATTAGAATTATCAACAGCTGACTCAAAATTAAAAATATCAATTGTGGCTTCTTCTTGCTTCTTGTGCGCAACAAACACTCTTTTATTTTTAGTCATCATTTTTGGTGTAACTAATATAACTGAGCGCTTACCGCTTTCTAGCAATTGAATTAAATCCTTATCTACTGACCAAATACAAATGTCACCTTCAAAATTATCAACGATATGTGCAATTAAATCATCGCCTTCTGCTCCAAGTATTCTAGAAGACGCTGCTCCCATTTCCTTTAGATCCGATAGTATCTCATTTTGAAATAATTCAAAGAAAAGATAGATTTTATCGTCGTATTTTCGATTACCCTTGTATTCAAATTGATCGTCTTTTCTGTCCTCTTCTGTAATAAAGAATTGTTTGATATATTCTTTTCTCCAGCTCTTTGAGTCAAAAACGAAAAAAACAGCTCCAGCGCTTCCCTTGAACGGAGAAACAATGGAGCTGAAGTAGTTGATAACAAAATTTCTAAATGTTACAGCAGCTTGCTGTTTTAGCATAAACTTGCTGTCATCCAATAAGTCATTGACAAAGTACTTTTCACCGATTCTTTTGTCTTTTTGTAACATGTTTTTGACAATAGAAGCGGATACGTTAAGAAAAGCATTTCCATCAATTACTATATTCATTATTTAGCTTTTTTAGCAGTAGTTTTTGCTTTCTTAGGAGCTTCCTCTTCTGCAGGTTGTTCATTTTGAGAAGCAGATGGAGTTATCTTACGAATTGCTTTTGCAATAAGTTCAGCCTCATCCAAATTATATGCTCCCTTAAGTTGTCCATGATTTGCTGCTGAGATTAACACGATTAGTGCATGCTCAGGAGACAAATTTTCCAAAAACTTATCATAATCTGCTTTATCTGTGTAAGAAATAGTAGACAATAAGTACGTTTTTTGTAAGTCCGGTTGAGGAGTTTCCTCAGTATTTACTTGTTCTTGTGACATGTATTTAAATTATTTTAAGATTAAAGATCTGCCAATAAGTCATCAAAGTCATTAGATGGAGCAGATTTCGCTGGAGCAACTGGTGCTGGAGCTGAATCAAACTCGTCAAATGCATTATTTGAAATTGGTTTAGATGGTGCAGCAAAGTCTAGATCATCTGCAACTACTCGATTTACAGGTTGAGCAGATTTAATTGCTGAGAAATAAGGTTTAATTTTCTCATCTCTTGTGTTTGCTAAAACTGCATCAAGAATAGATTTGTGAGGAATAATTGCCTTAATAAATTCAGCAACTTTTTCATAATCTGAGTCAGACCATTCTTTGTAGAAGTATTGACCTAGATCTGGAGAATTTTTCTCCAAGAATCCTTTTACGTAGGTTTGAACTTTTTCTTCTCCATTTACTGGAAGTTCGCGACCGTCATCTAATTTAAGGATTAGCGGGCTTGTTTCTGACATAAATTTAGAAGAAGAATAATCTCTCCAGCTCTTAGTTTTACGCTTTACTACAAGTACCATGTCTTTTCCTTCTAACATTGAGTAAGGATTGATTTTCTTGATGTTCATCAATTCTGCTTCTGGACTCAATTCTTGCTGGATCAAATTATCGATGTTGTAGCCAAAGCTATACACTTTAATTTTTCCTTCAAGCTGTGGAAACTGAGGGTCTTTCTTAATGTAAACAAGAGAGTAGTAATTGTAAGCTCTCATGAAATTCTTTTGAATCTCTTTTACAATTTCTGGTTCTTCATTTGCTAATTTACGAAGCTCTAGATCAAGAGTCCATAAGATTGAAGATTTTCCTAATGAAGAAGGGCAATCGATTGTAAATCTTTCACCAGTCAAAGGGTTTGTCATTCGAGCATAGTACTTTTTGTACTTACTCTTAGCTGGATCCCCGATCCAAGGAATAAATCTGATTACTGAACGGTAAACTCCATTTTGAGCTTGATCTGGTCCAGGATTGTAGAGGTTTTCGTCTACTTTGCGTGCGGTGCCTGCTTTAGGGGCGGTAAAGTCGTCGGTGTTTAAATTGAATAAATCCATTGTTACTTTGGTTTTTTAAGTTTATTATAGATATTTTACCCAATAAACTGCCAAAGTTTTACTCAAATTTGATATTATGTTGGATTGCCCAATTTTTCCAGGTGTTGAGAACAATATTGATTTGGTCCTGGGTAATAAATCCTAGTTCTAGGAATGGGGTTAAGTATTCAATTGCGCATTCTTTAACGGTTTGGCCAGAGTGCTGAGCTTCTTCAGCGAGTCCTCTAACTTGCGCAGGTATTTCATCGCTTAATATAAAATAACGATAATCTGACTTTGCAGATTCTCTAGTAATTGGTCTAGGTATTTTAACTTTATGTTCCGCTGAGAAATTCGGACCTCTTTGAACAATATGTTCAATTTCATGTCTAACTACATCGAGTAGTCTAGACTTTAGTTTTTGTGAATCTATTTGAGTTGGATCAACTGCAACTGAAATTTCAATTTCTGCGCCATCTTCTGAATCTCCACCAAAAGAGTCTCCATCTATTGCATGGCCAAATCTTTCAAATTTTAAAACTTCAGATGGAATATTCTTAAAATATAAATCCCTTGCTCCAAACAGAGTGTCGGTAATTTTGATATTAACCTTTAAATCAAAATAGAGAGGTTTAGTGTATTCTAATGCAAAAGAACGATATCTTCCGACTTTTCCGGCGCTTTGCTGAATTAGTCGAATGATATCGTTTGTTACATTTTGAGAAATTTCACTAAGTTCCATTATGCTAAAAATATCAAATTAATATCTTTTGTTGTTGGTTCTCCGTCTTTTGTAAAATCTACATCAATTACAGTTTGAGGTCTTCCAAATTCATTGGCTTGAACAGCTGCTGTAAATTTCTTATGAGCATCTTTAATTTCAACGTCTTTACCGTTTAAGTAATCCAAAATATCTTGTGAAGAATCTTTTGCATTCTTTTCAATCCATTCTTTAACTCGGTCCATGTCTAAAACATATTCATTATATTGTTTAGTTACCATGTCACCAGGTCGATCTGCTGTGCCAATTGGATTGGATATTAAAATTGCTCTAATTTGAGACTTTTCACCTGGGGCTGCTGGTGCAGCGGCTTCACCGCCGACTGCTGCCATTGGATCTGCTGCAAGAGGATCATCTTGTTCATTTAACCAGGAAGTAAAGTTCTTAAGCATAATAATTAGGTCTTTATTCTATTTATTAAGAAGAGCAGGCAATGCAATCGTCTGGATTATCAAGCGAACAAACTAGATCACTTTGGATTTGTTCAGTAGATAGAGTTGACTGCTTTAGTGCAGCAGAGTCTACTCCAAGACCAGCAATAGCATCAACCGCAGATTCTGTTCTTAAATAATACATACCAGTCTTAAGGCCTTTTCTCCAAGAGTGAAAATGAGCAGAAGTTAATTTTGCAGCATTTGCATCCTTAATAAAAAGGTTAAGTGATTGAGATTGACAAATAAATTTACCACGGTCGGCGGACATATCAATTACTTCTCTTTGCTTTAATTCCCATACAGTTTTATAGATTTCTCTAATTTCAACTGGAATTTCTGCAATATTTTGAATTGATCCCTTTTCAGTGATAATTTTATTTTTTAAATTATCTGACCATAGGTCTAACTCAACTAGGTCTCGTACTAGATGTTTGTTAACAATAACAAATTCTCCAGAAAGGGTTCTTCTAGTATACAAGTTTGAGGTAAATGCTTCAAACGCTTCATTATTACCCATGATTTGAGCAGTGGATGCAGTCGGCATTGGAGCTAACAATAAAGAATTGCGAGCACCAGTTTTCATAACTTGTTTTCTAAGTGCTGACCAATCCCATCTGCCTGAAAGCTGAGAATCTTCGAAGCCCCAAAGATTAAATTGGAATTTACCTTCACTTAATGGGCTTCCTTCAAATGATTCATATGCTCCAAGTTTTTTAGCAAGATCTGCTGAAGCTTTCATTGACGCAAAATAAATTGTTTCAAAAATATCTTCATTTAATTTCTTAGCTTCATCTGATGTAAAGGGTAAACCTAAAATTGCAAACGTATCTGCCATTCCCTGAATACCTATTCCAATTGGACGATGCTTCATATTAGAAGCTTTAGTCTCTGGAGTTGGATAGAAATTAATATCAATTACTTTGTTAAGATTTAGGGTAGTTTGATATGTAACATCGTATAGTGCTTGGTGATCGTACTCTGCATGGGCTCTACGCTGTTTTAAAGATCTTTTTTCTGGAAACTTAATAAATTGATTAACTGCAATTGAAGCTAAGTTACAAACAGCTTGTTCATCTTTACTTGTGTATTCCATAATCTCTGTACATAAGTTAGAAGACTTAATTGTACCTAGATTTTTTTGGTTAGATTTCTCATTTGCTGCATCTTTATAAAGAATATAAGGTGTGCCTGTTTCAATTTGAGATTCTAATACCTTTTGCCAAAGAGCTCTTGCTTTTATTGTACGGCGACCCTTTCCTTCTCTTTCAAGTCTTTCGTAATTATCTTTAAATTCTTGACCGTGCATTTCCCAAAGTTCAACACCAATTTCGGCTGGACAAAATAGAGTCCAATCTGCGTCAGCTTCAACTCTTTCCATAAATAAATCTGGAGTCCATAGTGCTAAGAAAAGATCTCTAGCACGACGCTCTTCTTTACCATGGTTTTTACGAAGATCTAACCAATCCTCAACATCAGCATGCCAAGGTTCAAGATAAATTGCAAATGAACCTTTACGCTTTCCACCACCTTGATCAACATATCTGGCGGTTTCGTTAAATACTTTAAGCATTGGAACAATTCCATTGGAAGTACCGTTTGTTCCTTTAATATAAGAACCGGTTGCTCTAACATTATGAATCGCTAATCCAATACCGCCTGCATTTTGTGAAATTGCTGCAACATCAGAAAGAGTTTTATAAATTCCTTGAATAGAATCTTCCTGCATAGTTAACAAGAAACAAGAAGATAATTGAGGTCTTTTTGTTCCAGCATTAAATAGGGTAGGAGTCGCATGGGTCATTTTATGAGTAGATAATAACTCATATGTCTTTAGAACATTTTGAATATCATCTCCCCAAATACCAACTGCAACTCTCATGTACATATGTTGAGGAGCTTCGGCAGTTTGACCATTAATCTTAAGTAGGTAACTCTTTTCTAGAGTCTTAAATCCAAAGTAATCAAAATTAAAATCTCTATCGTGTAAGATAGATTCATTTAAAATATCGGCGTGTTTACGAACTGCTTTAATTACATCGTCATTAATTAATCCAGCTGGAAGACCAGTTTTTGGATCAGTATATGAATATAAAGCCTCAATTACTTCTGAAAATTTCTTGCTAACGGTTTTGTGCAATCGGGTAATTGCAACCCTAGCCGCAAGATATGAATAATCTGGATGTACGTGATTTAAAGAAGCTGAAGTTTCAGCAGCTAAATTATCTAGTTCAACTGTAGTAATTCCATCATAGATACCAGCTACAACTTTAGTTGCAACTTCTAGGGCATCTACGAAATCTAAATTTAAACCGTATGTTTGTTTTTTAATACGGTTGGTGATCTTATCTAGTTTTAGTGTCTCTAACGAGCCATCTCTTTTTGTAACCTTCATTTTTTTGTGTCTCTATTTTTTAAAAATCTTCATCGGTAGAAAAATCTTGCACAATTGCAGATTTTACGCCGGCCTTTTGGTATTCACCAACTCTTTTTTCAAAGAAGTTAGTTTTTCCTTTAAGTGCAATATTAGTCATAAAGTCAAATGGATTTTGAACATTAAACTCTTTACTGCAACCTAAGTCAAGAAGCAATCTATCAGTAACAAATTCTAGATACTGCTTCATTAGATCAGCATTCATACCGATGAGTCTAACTGGAAGAGACTCAGTAATGAATTCTTTTTCGATTTCCAAAGCAGAAAGAATAATTTCTTTAATTTTTGCTTCAGAAACTTTATTTACAATATGATTATTATGTAAGTGTACGGCAAAGTCTGTATGCATACCTTCGTCTCTTGAAATAAGCTCGTTTGAGAAGCTTAGACCTGGCATCAGACCACGTTTCTTTAACCAAAAGATTGAACAAAACGAACCAGAAAAGAAAATACCTTCGACTGCGGCAAATGCAATTAGGCGTTCTGCAAAAGAATCGCTCTTAATCCATTTTAGCGCCCATTGAGCCTTTTTCTTAACAGCATCGATTGTATCAATTGCGTTAAATAATTTTGCTTTTTCTTCTTCATCATTAATATACGTATCAATAAGAAGAGAATATGTTTCAGAATGGATATTCTCCATCATAATTTGAAAACCATAGAAAAATTTAGCTTCGGGGTATTGTACCTCTCTCACAAAATTCTCAGCCAAGTTCTCATTTACAATACCGTCAGATGCGGCAAAGAAAGCTAAAACATTTTTAATAAAATAACGCTCTTCGTCGTTAAGTTTAGTTCTCCAGTCAGTTAGATCCGCGGCTAAGTCAATTTCTTCTGCTGTCCAGAAAGACGCTTCAGACTTTTTGTAGAAGTCCCAAAGGTCATGGTGCTGGATAGGGAAGATGACAAACCTGTTCGGATTCTCAGTTAGAATCGGTTCCATTTTTTTTAATTTAATTTTTTAAAGGTGAATAAAGTTTGACTCTGTTGGGCTTTAAAAATGGATGTTGATTTGTGATAAGCTGCGCTGTTCTCTGTAATTTGACGTGCTTTCAACGTAACATCTGGTGTAATTTTGCCGTGTGTCATATAAAGATATTTATCTTAATATACTTAATTACCTAGTATCTCGAACCCTAAATTTTGCTTCAAAACATCAACTTTTTGAATTAATACTTGGCCTTCGGCTGAACGGCCTTGCATTACTTGAGATGAAACTGAAACAGAGATGGTTTGTTCATCAGGTAGAGTCATTTTCATAGAACCCTTTTCATAAGAGTACTCTAGAGTTTGACCCTCGATGCCATCTTTAAGGCTTTGCCAGCTTTTCTTAACTGGATCGATTGATTCCGGATTTACTGTAAGTATAATTCGATAATCTCCTTTCTTCTGTACAACGTCTTTAACCCAGAAGTCAATTTGATCGCCTGAACGTAAACCTTTACTAAATTCTCTAAAGGCTGCGTCATTTTCAAAATCTGACTTGTGTATAAGTCCTGTATAGTAGTTTTGGAATTCAACAAAGACTCCAAAATCGTATGGATTATTGGTAAGAGTCCCTGTATATTTCTGACCAAATGAAAGATCAGATACTTTTTGAGGAAGAGTTTCCTTAATGTATTTCTTGTATGAAACGATGAATAAGTTATTAACTGAATCAAAGTTTTCAACCATAACTGGAATTTCTTTGTGCAAGTATTCAGAGAAGTCTCTAATTACGTTAGCTGCAGCATGTGATCCTGGAAGGAAACATTTGATTTGGTTTTTATAGATTGCAAGGTAACCACCTTTAATAAGTTCAACCACTTTAACGTAGAACCACTTATTATTTTTAGCAAAGTATTCAACGTCTTCTCTAAGGGTAAGAGCCGCACAACGTTTTTCTGAACCTAGAATCTCGCTCATATTTGATTTATAGATCATAACTTTGTATTTACGATCTTTATCTTCATTTAAAAGACTTAACGAAGGTTCTTGTGAAAATTCTCTAAATGGAACAAAGATACTTGTCATAGTTGACGCATCTTCCATTTCTACCATTGACATCGCAAAGTCAATTTTCTTAATGCTAACAGTTCTAATTTCTCCTACTGGAATATCTTTATTTCCAGCTGGCATTGGATGGCCTGCTTCAGAGCTAAAATAACGATCGTACATCTCTTGAGCGTACGGTTCTTTACAGAAAATTTTAACACCGGCTTTTTTATCAGCAGCAGTTAATTTAACAGCTTTGTTTACCTTTGCATTTCCTTGTGCAAAAATAAATTCAAGTTCTTCGTTGGTATAAGTCATATTTTTAAATTTGAATAATCTAAAATATTATACCGATAAAGTTACAGTAGTTTTAATTATGGGGTAGGAACATACACTGGGGTACCAATAAAATCTTGTCCCAAAATGGAGCCGGTTGCAGCTTTTGCTTTATGGGCCAGGTCATCTAAAAACATTACATAAAGAGGATTCTTCATGGTTAATCTATCCCAAGTTGGAAGATCGTCTTGGTTTAGAATAGGATGGACCCCTGCTCTTAAGATATTACCAAGACCTAATGACTGACCTGCTGCAATTGGTAAATACACTGCAATTTCTGGTAAATTTTTAGCAGCTTTATCTAGGGCTTTTAATATTTCAAGTTGAGCTAAAAGAATTAATTGGTTAACTGTTTTAATAAACATTGGGGTAGGTAGAGATCTTTCCAGTGCCTCTTTAATCATTTTATAAATCTTGAGAAAAGGATTTGTCATATCGAATAGAGAAGTAAACGCGCCTTTAACACCTTTTAACAGGTTTATTAATTTAAATAGGGTTTGTAGTGGCTCAAGTAAAGTTTCAATTAATTCAACGATTGCTTTTTTAAGAGCAGATTTTATTCCTCTATATAGAGCAGAAATCCAAGCGGAGGATATTGCAGTAATTGGTAAATCACAAATTCTAATTGGAAGAAAACTTAATATTTTATCCATTAAGATTTGAATTCCGGCCTTTAACAAAGGTTTTATAATTGAATCTAAATTTAAACTTAGTTGAGGAACTCCTAATGTTCTAGGAAGAGGTCCTAATGGAATTCTTAATAGCGGTAAAAATGGCTTTAATATTCCTAATAGAAGTTGCAGAGCGGCTGCCCCATTTAATGGAATATCAATATCTGGTATATTCTTAGCAATAAGATTTGTGATAGATTGTATAACTTCTTTAGTTACGCTAAATACTTCTCCAAATATTGATTTAAGCAAATCTGTAGTTAGGGCATCAATCGCAGTATGTGCTAGTTGTCTAAACGACATAATAATTGCAAGTACAAGTGGATCTATAAATTGAGGAATATTTAATTCGCTTGGGCAGCACTTAGGTTTTACAATTTGTGTGAAATTACCTAATGCATCTTTAATTGGTTTAGTAAAGCCAGCAATCGATTGGCCTAGAATTTCAGCAAAGCGTTTTCTTTTTCTAACCTCTGCATCATATACATATTTTTCAACAATTGCTCTATCTGTAGGTAGAGACCGTGGAGTCTCCTTACCTATACTTTTTTCATAATTTTGAACGCGTTTTGCCTGCTTTGCATTATTTTTATCATATTCAGCATTTCGATCATTAAATCGTTTGCGTTTTGCAATTTCAGCGTCAACTTTTCGTATAAATTCTGGAGATTTGGTATTAACCTTAACATTTTTACCTGAAAAAACATCACAAATTTGATCAACATAGCCTTTAGCTGTTTTCTTAAATGCGGTAACACTTTCAAGTTTAGATAAGTCAACGGTTACGGAAAGTTTATCAATTTCGGCATTTAAATCAAGATCTCGCATGGCTTTCCTGAATTTCTTGTTAAAGTTAATGGATTTAGCCTTTCCAAAATTTGTTCTTGACATATATTCCATAACAGAATCTATTAGTCCATCTAGCATAGCCTCAGGTTTAATAGATTTGCCCTTTTCCTTTGGAATAGTATAGGTCCCTAGTTTAATTTTATCTAAAAATTTATCCAGATCTAGTGAAAGTGATAATACCATTTCTTTACATGCAGCTGAGTTAACATCAGTATTAACGTTTGAAAACCCTGCTGGAACATTTGAATAAAGGTTGTTTGGATCACAGTTTAACCAAGCATCATCAAATGAATATGGAACTCCACTTAAAATAGCTTGTCTATTAGCAGCGGCCTCTTGTGCGCTCCTTAGTGCAATTGAAAAATTAGGTAATTCAAAATCTCCAAGTTCATCAATTTTAACGCAAATTGTTCGACTAATATTTTGAACAAATACTTTAAAATCAGTAAGAGCAGTTGCAGCAGTATCTAAAAAGTCTTCGTCTCCAGTTTTCCAGCTTGGATTTTCTCCAAGTTTAAATGGAATATTAAATCCATTTGGCATTAATTTACCTGGGTCAGCTAATTCTAATAGTGCTTGTGCCTGCGCTGCAATTTTTGCAGCTTTTTGTAATTTAGCATTTACCATAATATTACCAAAAGTAATAGTCTTTGCGGCAGTTCCGCTAGGTTTTCCAATTGAAGTTTGGTTAATTCCAAGTGGAGCAACACTAGCTTCATCTATTGTATAACCAACTGGATCAAATTGACCTTGTAAAGCTCTAAAACTTAATAAGATAATCTTTTTACCATCTGGTCCAATATACATTACAATTGGAGATGGCACGATTCCGCATTGGATATACCAAATAACGAGTGTTCCAAATGGAAGATTTAAAGTTACAATATGAAACCAAATTTGTGGAAGTGGAATTCTAATTGGAACTGGTGTTGGGATAATTAATCCAACTGGCCAATACCTTAATGCAGGAAGCCGCATTATATCTGGGATTGGAAGTAGATTTAATTTATTTAAGTGTTTAGTGACTTCTTTCCAATAGCAGCCGCAAGTATAATCTGGGTTTGCTGCAGTCGGCGGAACTGTCATTGACTTATAACCAAGTGGATCCGCTCCAGGTTTAGGTAAAGCTTTACATGGACCTTGATCGGGTGGAACACAGCCGGTTGCAGCTAAAGACTTTGCTAAATCATCTGGATTTGGCGTATTGTCCTTTTTAATTTTAGCAATTCTAGTATCAATATCTTTTATTAAACCAAGAACCTCAGCTGAACTATTTTTAATTTTAGTTCTAATTTCACCACTATATGTAGATGGTTCAATTGTTACTCCATTTACAATAAGTTTTTCTGTAGGTTTGGTTGTTATTTCGCCTTTATTAACAAGTTCAAAAACCTGTTTTTTAGCAAGCGCGGCTAATTTTAAAAATTTTCCAGATGAAATTAAATTAGTTCTAAATTTAGTACGCTCTTCTTCAATTCGTTTTTCGATTTTAGGCTCAAGATTTTCATAAAACTGTTGGTACCTTTCGGTATTTTCAATATAAAACTGTTCTTCTCTGCCATCTGCTCTTTTTTCCTTAACTATTCCGTCTAGTTTCTCCTTAGTTAAATTTTTATCAACTTTAGCAGAATTTGTGGTTAAGCCTTTTTCTTGGAGTGTAAATAGTGCAAGAGGATCTTCAATTTTCTTGTAAAATTCCGCAAGAAGACCTTTAAATGGATAAAGATTATCAGTTGAGGATTTGTCAGAATATTTTTGAGAAGTAATATTAACCAGTTTTAAAGGTCTAGCCTGAAAAACTGTATTTTTAGTTTCGTATACTGAATCTTCTGGTAAAATCTTAACATTAACTTCAACCTGTTTGGTTTCAGCATTTCCTAATGCATCAACTTTACCCGTTTTTTGATTTTCTGAAGATTTAATGGTAAAACCGTCCTTTCCAGGTAGACTAATTGAAAATGTTGGATTTGCTGCGTTATATGCATAGGTAATTGGATCAGTGCTGCCAATACTTCCAATACCTATTGTTTTTTTACTAAAATAATCTTCGACCTGCTTTTTAATATCTTTATTTAGTTGGTCTATTGCGGAAATTGTAGTAGTGGTTGCTACTGCATTAAATTTATATGAATTGATTTCATACTTATTTAGAATTTGCGTAAAGCTGGTGGAAAGATTTGTATTTGGGGTGGTAAATCTTTGATCTAAGTCTTTAATCAATAAGTTAAAGAACTCTTCTCGAGTTTTATAGAAAAATTCAGCTGGAAATAATAGATCCTTAAGTTCTTGAAGTCTGGAAATTACATATTTTGCTTTGACTGCAGCTTTAAGTTTAGCATCATTTTTTTCCAATTCAGCATTTACTGCATCAATTGTCTTTTTTGCACAAGGATCCTCGGTAACAATATCAGAAATTTGCTCCTTTTGAGCAGCTTCTATTTGATCTGAGGTCGGTAGACACTCATCTAAAGCAGCAAGATCCCCTTCCGTAAAGAAGGGGTTCTCTTTTAGCTCACATCTAATTTGTTCAATAAGAATGTCGATTTCTGACAAAGCAAGTCTTCTTTTTTTTATTTAACGAAGACTTAGGCAAAATATAATTAAGCCTTAGTTTCTGTAGTTTTATCCTGAACCATTAAACATTCAGTAGTTAACATCATAGAGGCAATTGAAACTGCATTCTCTAGTGCAACTCTGGTAACTTTTACAGGATCGATAATACCAGATTCAATAAAATTACAATATTCTCTAGCTTTAACGTTATATTCTTTACCAAGATTCTTCATTTGCGCAAGAACTGCATCTGGAGACTCTCCGGCATTATTTAAGATTACTTGGAATGGCGCTAAGCAAGATTCCAATAGTATTGTACGGCCTAGTCTATGCTCAAAGTTTGGAGTAGCATCAATTGTTGGTCTAAGAGTTTCAGCAATTTTACAAAGAGCAACCCCTCCACCTACAACAATACCCTCTTCAACCGCTGCTCTGGTTGCACCAATTGCATCGTCAATACGATCTATTTTTTCACGCATTTCAATTTCAGAATGGGCTCCAACTTTAATAATTGCAACGCCACCATCTAATCTAGCAAGACGCTCTTTAAGAATTAAAGTAGCAGATTCGTTTGTGCTGTTTTCAATTTGAGCATTAATATCTGAAATACGTTCTTTAATTGATTCAGAATCGCCTTCTCCACCAATAATAGTAGTAGATTCAGCTGTAATAATAACCTTAGTTGCTGAACCTAATACTTCTGAAGCAATTGTTTCGCTTAGCGTATAACCTTCTCTTTCAGAGACTGTTTTTGCACCAGTTAGGATTGCAATATCATCAAGATTTTCTTTACGTAATTCACCAAAACCAGGAGCTCTTACTGCGGCTGCTTTAATTGTTCCACGTAATTTATTAAGAACCATAGTATTTAGTGCATCACCATCTACGCTTTCTGAAATAACTAAAAGCGGGCGTCCTTTTTGATTTGAATATTCTAAAAATTGAACAATATCATTTAGGACAGAAACTTTACCGTCAACTAATAATACTAATGCATTTTCAAACTCAACTTGAGGTTTCTCATTAGAATTAATAAAATATGGTGATAAGTAACCGGATTTAAATTGCATTCCTTCTACAATATCAACATAAGTTTCAGCTGATTTACTTTGCTCAACTGTAATAATACCATCAAAACCAACTGCTTCCATGCATTTAGTAATTAACGAACCCATTGATTCGTCATTATTTGCTGAAATTGTGGCTACTTGATGGATATGGGTAAGATCTTTAACTGGAATCGCAGATTGAGATAGGGCCTCAACTACTTCAGATAAAGCAGAGTCCATTCCTCTTTTTAATTCAATTGGATTTGCTCCAGTTGCAACTGCTTTAAGTCCACGATTAAAAATTTCTTGAGTTAATACAGTTGCAGTGGTAGTTCCATCACCTGCTAATTGTGCAACTTTATGCGCAACTTGTTTTACCATTTGAGCACCAACGTCAGCAATATGGTCAGATAGCTCAACCTCTCTAGCAACAGAAACTCCGTCTTTTGTAACAGCTAATCCGCCGTCTCTTGCAATAACAACATTACGTCCACCTGGACCCATTGTTACTTTTACTGAATTTGCTAATGTATCAACTCCAACTTTAAGTCGGTTTCTTGCATCAGCATCAAAAATTATAGTCTTTGACATTTATCTTTTTAAATATTTTTATAGCGTATTTCTTGTTATACTCTCTTCTTCAAACAAGTTTAGTCCAGAGACCTTTAATATAATACGCCCGAGTGCAATAACATCTTCCATATTATATTGAGCTATTTCTTGAAGTCGACCTTCCCAAAATGCAGCTGGAACTTCTTCGCCTCTCATAGAGCCTTTTGGTGAAGGGATCCCTAAGACTCCACAAATAAGATCAAGTGAAGCGAAACCTTCTTGCCAAGCTCCAAATGACCAAACGTCCATTGTATCTTGCATTGGAATTTCCCAAGGTTTTTTGTTATGAAAGTGAAGTTCGTCTGGAATAGCCAACCCATTAATTAATAATCGTTTACATAGGTAAGGAACATCAAATCTTTTAATATTATGACCAACTAGTGTTCCTCCAGTTGAAAATATTTTAGAAATAGATTTTTGAGCCTTAATTAAAAGCTCTTCTTCATTTTCTCCTGAGATGGCTGCTACGGTAAAGGTAGGCTCGCCATCCTTATATGTAATACGACCAAAACTAATACAGACTATTCTACCGAACTCTGCTTGAAGAGCAGCTTTCTGTGTAAAAAGATCTTCATCACTTAGGGTTTTATTATCTGGATATTTTTGTGAAAGAGTATCACGAAGGTATTCAGCTCGCTTATGCCACTGATTTTGTAGTGCGGGGCTCAAGGAACCGGCATCTTGGGTAGTCGTTGAGGTCTCAATATCAAAAAAGACCATCTTAGAAATTTGTTGAGGTGTAAACATTGCCTAATAATTTAGAAACAATATACTAAAGAGTCTTAAGTTTTGGTCAGATTGAGTCTCTAATTCTTTATTTTTAAAAAAATAAAGAGAATAGAGTCATTAATTATCAGTCTGATCTTCAGTCTGACACCCTCCCAAACCTTTCCCTTATTTTATAGCACTTTTGAAGAAGGTTTTAGAAACCTTTTATAAATTTTTCAGTAAAGTATTACAAATTACTTAACTATGCGTGACTATTATAGGATTTGACTTCTCTATTAACTTCCCAGCGGCTTGTATCAGTCATGATTTCAAGACGTTTAAATGGGTTGCAGTCACCAATACTAAATTAAGTAAATCTTACCTTCACTTCTTAGAAGGAATCAATTTAGAATTTCCAGATATTCATATTGTTAACTTAGGCGAAAAGAACAATAAAGGACTAAGTTATTCAGATACTGAAAGAAAGAAACTGCAAAATCAATTACTTTTAGTTAATACCTTAATTGACACTGTCCTAACTAAAGTTCCACAAAAGCCCATTATTGTTGGAATTGAAGGATTTGCTTACGGAGCAAAGGGTAATTCGCTTGTTGATATTGTTCAAACTACAGGAATTCTTAAAAAGACTATTACTGATAGATTACTTGATAATAACTTAGCAGGATTATTCATATTTTCTCCATCAGAATTAAAAAATGCAATAGGAGCAAAGGGTAATGCTAATAAATTTGATGTATTTAATCAATTTATAGAAGACCCTAAAATTGAGGCAGCTAAAGACTCTGCCCTAGCTCAATGCTTAAATAAATATAGTACAGAACTAGTCACTGCTTCTGAAATTAAATCACCATTTCCTGACCTAGTCGATTCTTATTTAAGTGTATTAAAAATTTACCAGGCCCTAAACTAATGGCAAGAATTAAAGACCCGAAGTACTATATTAATAATAAAGACTTCACAAATGAAATTATCCGCTGCAAACACGGTCTCTTAAATGAAGAAACAGGTTATCAGCACACAAAGGGAGAACTTTCTCCAAAGGCAATTGATTATTTTATCCTTTTAGCTAATCGGGCTATTCAAAAATTAAAGTTTCAAAATCCACTAGATCGAGAAGACTGTATTCAATCTGCTCTACTTGATCTTTTAAGATATTGGAGAAACTTTAATGAAGAAAAATCCAATAATGCATTTGCCTACTTTACCCAAATTGCAAAGAACGGTTACGCTAAAGAATACAAGAAGATTTATAAGCACATAGGAAAAGGCGAAAAGATTGTAACGATTTCCCTAAGCCATTCCGGAGAGAGCGAAATCTACACTATCTAACTTGCCAATTCCTGGCTAATAAATAACAAAAAGCCAAGTTGATGCAACTTTCTAATCTCATATTTTTTGATAAGTTTGGTGAAAACTATAACTTTCAGACCACTAAGTTTAATTCTGAGACTCAAAAGTCAGATGCTATCACCTGGTGGTATGGCCGAGAGTATATTAGTCCAATTTCAATTGGGTTATATGATAGCCGACAAATTTTTGCAGTCGAAAAAGACTCTACTAATTATAAGTTTCCAATATTAGCTCAAAACGAAAGAATTGTGTTTAAATGGGAAACTCTTGATTTAGACGGAGTGCAGCCCTTCTTTTTATATGTAGTTAAACAAGATATCACCGGAAATAGCGTTACCGAGTTACCTTATATTGAAAGGGTAAACCAAGTAACCCTTAATCATTCTGATTTTTCAAATGGTTCTAGTTCTCCATTAGATATCAACCTTCCATTACAGGTAAATATTGCCTTTTCTCCAGCTGAGGAAAAGATTTATCAACGTAAGTTATTGGCATATCACGAAATTTTATCCGGTAATACAGTTTCATCATCTGTTAAGATTTTAGAAATAGATTATTATGGAGAGGGTCTAGACGAGGATTCTAGATATAGACTATGGCTAAATAATTTTGGAATTTCTTTCCATCGAGACGACGCACAACTATTAAAGGATTATGATATTAAAGAGGCTCTACCCGATTGGCAACAAATTGACCAAGCCAGAAAAGAGCTTTTAGTTAATCGCGATCAGGTTTTCCCATATGTTGGAACCTATAAAGGTTTAAGTAATTTTATAAATTTATTTGGTTATAAAGATACACTAGACGTTAAAGAGTTTTGGCAAAACGTTAACAATTCATCAGCTGCGCTTGATCAATTCGCGCTAGTTAACATTACAGATTTTTTAGATGATGGCAAAATTGATAATATGGTTTATGTTTCAAACGGAGGCGCCGTATTAGAGTCTGCTCAATTTAAAAAGACTTCATTTATTGCTCTTTGTTATCAATTTACCAAAGCTAGCAATAATTACGATGATGACGGCTTACCTGAAGTGATTGAAACTACTGATTTTACACCAGCTGAAATTTTCTATAAATTAGATGGATTAGCCAAAAAGATAAAAAGAGAAATCTTACCAATACATGTAATTGTACGTGATATTATTGGAGAATTTATATTTTTTGAAAAATTCAATATTCGTTATTGGACAGATGACGTTCAAACTAGAAGTATAGACGTAAATACTAAAGTAAAAGCTTCTATTGAATTACCTAGCTCAACAATTGCAGTTCCATATATCAGAGATATTAGACCTATTTACTATTCAGCGGAAGCCGATTCAGCAAATCCAGCTAAAATTTTAAATAACTTTCCAAAATATTCATTTAATACTGGAAAGGATTCAGCTGGAACATTTTCAGCAATAGCTAATCCATACAGCGATGGGCAAAGATATTCAGCAGCTCAGCAAAAAGCTTTAATTAAAGCAACTGAAGTATTTTATCAACAAGTCCAAGCCGAAGAATGGAAACGCCATGGATCATCATACTATTGGGCAAACGGCGAAGTTAATGTTAAAGAACAATTAGGTTGCCCGATTATCCTTAAAGCAGAACTTCCTAAATATAGAATATCAGAGTATGACGGTATTACCTTTGGCGATCTAGAAACAGAGGGCGCTAGGGTTCGGGACATTAGCACATATTTAAACCTAGTTGATGCTGAATGGACTATAACTAAAAATGCACCAAACCAATACAAATGGAGTTTCCGTGGAACAATTTATGACTTTAACCGAATTGTACACTTTTTACCATACGTTGGAGACTATTTAATTGAATTAAGAGTATACGATCAATTTGCTGGAATTTCAGTCGATTTTATTAAATTTACAGTTAAACCAACCGTTGCAACTACAGTTGGATTTACTAGAACTTCAGACAAATTTTCATATCAGTTTAAAGACTTAACTAATGTTACAGTTGGAGATATGGGAGGCAGTTATATGTTTAATCCAAATGTAACTATTCCATCATTCACTCAAAAAATAGGATCGATTGATTTAGAAAAAGAATTATTTGATTGGGCGTACTATTCAAATAATTTTAGTAATAATACTGCACCAACTCAAGCTAAAATAAAGGATAAGCTAAGTGGTGAATTTAAATTAGTTAGTGATCCAACTCTAGTTTCAGACTATGCGTATTCTTGGGGACTTGGAGAAAATTCAGTTAAACCTAGAGTAAGCGATATTTCTAATGCAAGAATAGGTGACCTTTTCCATACTAAATTCTATCAATTATCATATCAATCAGATTTTTTACAAGGATTTTCAATTGATGCACCAACAATCGGTCATAAAATACGACTAGGATTACACGATCCATATACAGTTCCAACTTATTCGACAATCGATAATTTAATTACTCAATTAAATGCATCAACACATAGTGCTATTTCTAAATTTAGATATAAAGTTGTAAATAATAAAGTATATGCAACTGCTAAGGAAAGTTCAAATACAAATAACTTTACCGTAAAAGTAACTCCAAACTAATATGCCAGCATTTATAGACCAACCGGAAAATATAGAAGGAAGTCCATTTTGTTATCAAATTGATATTGATACTAATCAAACTCCAATTAATGCAGTAGATTTTCAATATACTGATTTTTCATCTGGGCAGTCTACCATTGTGCAGGCTTCAAATTGGTTCCAAAGTTATAATGGGTCAATTATAACATTAGCCGTATGTTCAACCTCGCAGCCTTTAATTAGGGTATATGGTGATTATGTTTTTGATCCTGGACCATATGGAATAACTATTTCTGGTGGATTTAGTTCATGTTTTGACCATAGCGATTGTATAGTTGGAGGAAGCCCAGTCAATTGCGTATTAAGCGATTGGGGTTATGGCGAAACTCAACAATCCTTTGTCGTTGGAGATTGGGGCCCATGTCGACTAATTAATGGATCGTATCAGGAGCAGCAAACTCGATATGTTGTTACACCGGCCTCAAATGGCGGAGAGTGTATAGGAGAAACGGTTCGATATCGAGCATGTACTCCACCGCAAACTGGTACGGTTGCAACGCTAACAACGCCGACCTTTAGTTCAATTACAGCAACCTCAGTAATTGCAACAACAACAATTTCAAATAATGGTGGCAGTACTGTAACTAGTGTTCAATTTAAATTATTTAAAAACGGTACCGAAGTTGGAGTCCAAACTCTTACTGATTTTTCGCTTGGAATATCTGTGCAATTTAATGGATTACTTGCAGGTTCAGCGTATACTTTAACAGCATTCGCAAATAATTCAACTGGAGTAGGGACATCACCTACTGGAAGTTTTAGTACGGTTGGCGCAAGTACAATTACTACCCCAACTATAAGCGCTATTACACAAACCAGCGCAACCAGTACCTCAACCTTTACTAATAGTGGAGGCGATGTTTACGTTAGGTATGGAGTTATCTACAAACTAGATAATTCCACAAACTTAGAAGTAGGGCAGCCTGGAGTAGTTAGATTTGAATCGGGCGCATTTAATTCAAGCATTAGCCCATCTAATTTGGTTACTCAAATTCCAGGGTTAACTCCAAACAGACCATACTATCTAAGATCATACTTACAAGGATCAGACAATTCATACTTATATTCAAATTTTGTAACTTTTACAACTAGTGATGTTCCACAAGGCCAAAACTTAGCCTCTCTAAGTATCGCATCTGAGGCCATACCTGGAAGCGCCGGAACGTCTCAGTCATATTCGTATATTACGACACCAACTGCAAACCAAAATAGATCGTATGTTTCAATTATTGACCAATCACCAGAAGATCCTATTCCAGGAGTTTATAAGATTTCTGCAACTTTACAACAAGTAAATCAAACTTCTCTTATTTGGTCAATTCAACAAAAAACCAGCCCAAGTGAAACTGATTGGCAAAATATTGCAGATGTAAACTCAAGTACTGACTTAAATTCTTTACCAGAAATTCCAGGATTTTCATATTATCAATACGGCCAGGGATTAACTTCAGTATCATTTAGACCAAGGGTACCTGGCTATTATAGATTTAGTATTAAGGGCGCATTTAACGATTCAACTGGATTTCAAGTATATAGAGAAGTTGTAGTAGGAGAACCAATTAGTGATACTTATATTGCAAATCAAGTACTAAGACAAGGTATTTCAGGAACAATTCAAGTTGGAGTCAATTCAGTCTACCCAGAGTGGATTCCAGAATTTTCTGAAGATGCCCTATACGGTATTACGGTAACTCAAACTGGATCAACTATTATTCCAGTAATTTCTGTAAATAATTCAACTCGATCATTTACTGCTCTTTGGGGAATAAATCCAGCATATGAACTTATTACCCCTACCCTAACTGTTAATTATACGTCACCATTTAAGAATACTTCATTATCAAATAGTTTTTCTAAACAATTTCAAGTAGAGGTACTTGCGCCATTTCCAACGGTTTCCTTCAGTAATCCTGGAATATTTACCGCTCCTATAACTAGTGGAAGCAACGTAACGATTGGAGTATCTACTCAATATGCTAAAAGCTATACAATTAGTTCACCATTAGGAACAGGCGCCGCAAATAGCCCAGTCACATATACAAATGTGCAAAATGGTACATATACCATTACGGCAACTGTAGTTAACGATAATGCGCCAACTGCTCAAACATCAAGTGTTACCGCAACTTTAACTGTGCAGCCGGCTTCACCAATCTTATCGCAAATTCCTCAGCAAATATCAGGAAGAAATACCTATATTGACATTAATACATTACCTTATGTTAACTTAAATGGATCTTCATTTAATGGGTTTGAGGTAATTACTCAGCCTAGCCAGGGAACCTTATCCATTTTAAATTATGGAATTCGATATATTCCAACTTTAAACTATACAGGAACCGATCTTTTCTCGATTAGGGTAAAAGGCCCAAGTTCCGTTGTTTCTAATACGATTAATGTCTCAGTATTGGTTAGTGCACCAAGCTTTAATGTAGGTACAGCAAATGAGGTAATTGTATTTAATTCAACAGAAGTTGGTGCAAATAGAGATTTAACTGTTCCAATTACAAATACCTCAACTAGTACAACCCTTGAAATTGCTTCAATATCAATAGATCAAGATGCAGACGAATTTAAATTAGTTCTTGGATCAGGTCAAAATGAAAGTGTTGTCTCAATTATTAATAATATTACAATTACTCCTGGAAATACATATAGTGTTAAACTTAGAGTTCAGCCAGCTGGTATTGGAGTAAGATCCGCTAAATTAAAAATTGATCATAATTAATGCCGATAACTTATGTTAACATATCTACAATTGGATTACCTAGCGCAAACGTAACATTTACCTCTGCGAATAAGTATTCATACTATGAACCGATTGAAACCTATTCAAAGGAGCAAATGGCAAACCTTGAGCAACTAAAATTATATGGAGTTATTCCGGAGTTTGATGTTGAGAATCTTATGGTATATGCACCACTGAATGATCAAATATATGGTAGAAAATTTATTGAAAATGGAGTTGAAGTAACTAGAAAAGTTTCTGAGCCAGAATATTGGAAAAACCGAGGTTTTATTTCATATAAAGATGGAAAACAAGTTGGATTTATTCCATCATTTTTTACCAGAAATTCCCTAGATGTATCAGAATTAAAGATAGCAACTGACCGTTTAACTGTTCCAGCCCATCTACCGGTGTTTATCTCAGCTAGAGAAGTTATGGGAAAGGATAAAGTGTTTTGGAAGCTAACTGATATTACATCAGGGTCTGCTCCGAAAACCCTGATTGAGGTTGAAGCAGGTTGGACCTTTATTTGGAGATTTGACAAAGTTGGTGAATATGAAATATCTGGAACAGTCATTGATCTTTGGGGTAATGAACACCCGCTACCGTCAAGCCAATTTGTAAAGGTAATGTCAAAGGACTCATACATAGATTATATTGAGCAAAGTTTAAATTCAAGAGAAATCACATCAAGTTTAGCAAAAAATACGCTAAATGCCGACTCTCAAATGATAGATATTAACTTTGATGACTACGAAATCTTGTCAGATGGTACGATAATTAATCGAAACGACGGCTCTGCAATAAATTTAAGTAATCCTTAAGCCAGTTTCTATTTTTTAAGTACAAGAAGGCTAGTCGTCCTTTATTTGTGAGGTAACACTCTACTAATAAATAACAAAAAATAGAAAAAACAAATGGCTTTTGTTGCACTATCACTATCAACAACAGAAATTCTAGAAACTACGTATGTTTCAGATATGCGTATTATTACTAACGGTAATACCGGATTACTTAAGAGTAAACTAGAAGATCTAATCAACAATTTAAAAATTGATCTTTCTGATAAAAAGATCGGAGTTGACCCAGACACAACTCTAACTCCATTAACTGAGTTAAAAACAAAGGTGTTGACTATCCAAAATGGTCAATTGTACTTTAAAAATGCAACCGGTACTGCAGATTTAATTAAATTTGAAACAGAAACTGTTAACAGTGCTACCGTAGGTAAGATTACAACTGGAACACTGGTTGTCAATTCTTCAATTACGTCAGCAGGCCTTAGTATTTCTGGATTATCTACTTTTACTGGAGCAATTACTGCAAATGGACAGGCTAACCTAGCAGGTTCGGTTAATATTACAGGAAGTTTTTCAAATAGCCGTGAAGATGTTACAAAAACTCTAACCGCGGTATCTGGTGCAAACCGTGCAAAAGCCGAAGTTACTCTAACTGCAACAAGTAAATCCTTAATTATATTAACATTAGACGCAAGCGCATTCTATATTGGAAATGCTTTCCAAAGCACGATTACCGATGGTATTGATATTGTTCTAATAAATGATACAAACTCTCCAATAAGACCTGGTCAAGAATTTACAATTATGGTACGTGCAATTACCAATACAGAGTTGGGCACAACGACCCATATCAGCGGAGCCTATGAAACATTTGCTGCGGCAAACTCAGCAACTCATAAAATTAGAATTATTGGACAAAACTTTGCGATTATGGACCAAGATGCAGTTGGTTTAGATTCAACTCATACTACCTTAGCATCGCAATGGGCAGTTGGTTTAACAACAAACCTATTTAATTCTTCTGTAACCTTAATGAATGTAGGTACTGTTAAAAACAGCGCAAACCTTCCATCTAGTTGGGGTGCAAATCAACAAAGACTTGTTGTAACTCGCGATTCAAACGCAATTTATAACATTTAAAAATAAAATCCTGAGCGCAAAATGGCAGTTGCTCCTATTATAAAACCTATTACAACTAGAAAGGGTATATTTTACACCTTTCAAAGTTCATTAGAGGACTTAACTTTATCATTTAATAACAGTGGTAACCAGTTTAAGTTTTCTAATTTTGTGCTTTTAAATTTACCTAATGTCGGAACTCCAGATGGAACTCCTTCAGATAATAAGCTATTTTTTAAAGCTCAAGGTGAAACTCTTATGACCGATCCGGGTCTTTATAATCAAAGCAACCAAAATTATAATTTAGCCCAAAGTTTCCAAAACTATGCACTAAACTTAGAAGCTCTTTTAATTTCTCAGGATTCATATAACCGAGAGCTTCCACTTAACGTATCAGAAAGAGTTTTTTGGAAATGGTTAAAGGAATCTGGTGCAATTCGTTGGAGAGCCGCAAATTCTCTTGAAACATCTGCTTCTACTAAATTTGTAGAAGAAGACGAAGCCGTGGGCTCATCGTATACTAAGGTTGTCCAATATATTGGAGAAATTGATATTGTTAATTCATATAAAGGAAAGGAAAACTCATATAGTGAATTATATCTACATGTCCCAAATAATGTTGGATCTACTCCATATATTATGTTTGATTCAATAGCAGACTCTAACTATAAACCAAATATGACTATTACGCATAGTCCAGAATTGCCAGAAGATAGAGAAACTATTGTAGGCCGTCGATATAGTGAGGTTCACCCACAAGGATTAAGTTTAAACGCATTTTATGATTTAGATGATTCAACTGTTTTATTAGAACAAGCCGCGTATGCTGGAAGTACATATACTGCGCAAAATTGGTTTCAAGGAACTCTTAATAATTCATATTATACAGACGGAACCTATGATGCACCATCTACTTCTTGGAAATATAATATAGCAGTAAATAAAAAGATTAAAAAGAGTAAAACTGCCGGTGGTACAACTACTACAATTAACTATACTAGATCGACTCTAGATGGAGTATGTGTTAATTTTAATATTAATCAATATCTAGTTGCAACACAAAATGCAAAAACGTCTTTTTCCGGACTTAATGATATTAACGTTCAAAATAAAAACTTTGACTTCAACACAGTTTTAGTTTATTATGATGTAATTGATCCAGTAACAAAAGTACTAAAAGCCAAAAATTTATATGGTGTCCTATTCCTAAATAAGATCCAATCAAATGGTCTTGAATTTGAAATTCCAAGACTAACTAAATACAAACCAGATCCATTAAGTAAAATTAATGGAAACTCATATGCATTTAAATTAAATGTTAAGTTTGATACTTCAATCGAAGATGTTGCAGTTCAGCCTGTTAAAAATATTAACGCAAACGCTGGATTTAGTCTAGACCTATTTGTAGACTTAATGAATAGATTTCAAACAGTTGCAATTAGTCAAGAGGCAAAAATTAGTGAACTTACTAAATTACAAAACGATTGGGAAAAGGTTAAAGCCAGCCTACTTACTACAAGCAAAACATCAGACATTGAAACAAGACTTTCAAGTTTAGAAAAAGCTTTGCTTGCAAATAGTGCCCTATTCTTAAATACTAAAAACGTTGTTGAGAAAATAACAAATGTTGAGGGTCAACTTACAAATTTTGTAAATGGTAAAACTTCACTAGAAGTTGCATATAATACTGATGTTGTAAAAAGCGGAAAAGGCATAGGCGTTAGCAGAACAGTTAATAACCAAATAACTATTAACAACGAAACTCCTGATTATAATTTTGAGATCACTCCGCTATTTGATATTTCTTTAGCATCATCAATACCATTGGTACCATTTACCAACTATTATAGACACGAAAAGTCAGGAAATTCACATACTCTTACTGGTAACATTGTACTTAAAATCAATGATACTCTAACCCAATGGAAAAAGGGTCAGGTTTTACGTTTAGTATTTGCTGACCCAGTTATCCTAAATGGCTATACAATTACACTTGCAACAGATGCATTAGCTAGATCTACAAATTTAGATTTTTCAAATGTAACTCAAGCATACAATACAAAAATAGGAATGTTAACTGATTACGGCTGGTCCAGCGATAATCGTCCTATGTTTGAAATAATTTGTACGGATTCATTGAACTTGGACTTTAAAATAGATAGAATACGATAATGGCTGAAGGAACTAATTCTTTATCAGAGATCTTAAATTCGCTTGGCGTGCAAACTGCTAATGCGCAGGAGCTTATTTCAAAAATGAACCAGGCTTTAACTACAAATTCTAGTCAAGTTGAAGTTACTCAAATTAATTCTGACGATCCAACTACAAGCACAACTATTCCTATTCCGTCTATTGGATATATGAACGGTAGAATTGAAGAGATTGATACTAAATTTAAGACTCTTCTTAATGCGAATAACAGTACAATTGGAGTTAAAGACGATCAAGGAAACGTTAAGAGATTTGAATTAAACGATATCACCAAAACCATAACTGATTTAGAAAAAATTGGTGATGCAAGTTTAGGGTTACCTACTAGATTTAAAACTAAAAATAACTGGTTTTTTGAAAGTTTTCTTAGCCCTCTTTTGTACGTACCAATTGATGTTACAAATTATGTATCTGATGATATTTCAAAATTTGAAGTTAGACGCGTTATTCTAAACGTTGGCGAAGATGCAGATTTAATTACGTACTTTGATAATAATTATAAAGGTAAAAATACTGTAAATTACACAACTCTATTAACAGATCTTGTAAATAATGGAATTTCATATTTTGAAGATACTAATATCGTTGATTTGCCTGGTGCAATTAATAGATATAGAGGAACATTTAAAGTTCAATCTATTTCTGAAATTACTGTGCCTGAAACAATTAATGGCGAAATCTTAAGCTACAGTAAAATTAAATATGTTTTAGACAAATTAGAATACACTGATGTTACTGGATCTACGCCAGCGGCTCAGCGTCGCGAATTATCAGTTGGTGCAAGATTAATAACTGAGGAAAACTCAGAATATTTAGTCGAATCAGTTGATACTAAAGATAAGTCAGTTATTCTAAAACGAGTATTTGGTTCAGATGGTATTGTTCTTTTTGAAAATTTAAGAATTAAACCAGAACTATATAGATCTCCTGTCCTTGCTGTAAATATTGGTTACAATGAAAGAGAAATTATCTTTATTAAACCAATTAGTTCAAAAATGGACTTAACTGTTGATTTTATATCAAATGGATTTGGAATTTACACAAATGAATTACAAATTACTTTACAAAGCGGTCAAAATTTAACGCTAAACGAATATTATAATAATTTCGTTGCAGACTTTGGTCTATTATTCTTATCTTTTGCTAAAGAAAAGAAACTTCCTAATTCATTAGGATTTCAACCAAATTCTCCAACTCTAAACGCAGCTAACTTTAAGGTTTTACAAATTGATTCGCATGTAACAAATACAGATTCTGCATCAACTGTAAAAAACCTAGTTTCCCAAAAGGAATCAATTACTTCAAACTTAAGAGAAATTGATAAATCTATTGTTACTCTTAAACAAACAATAAATTCTTCTGGTAACCAAAACGATGCAATTCGTTTAAAAGCACAGTCGGACTTAAATAATAAAACTGCAGCAAGAGCTCAGTCATTTTCTCAATTATCAACTGTAGTTAAGGAGCTTTCACTAAATGTAAAAACTTCACCGGAATTTAGCGTATCACCTAAATATAGAGTTAGAGGTTTTTGGGAAATTCCAGCAGATATTGATTCTCCATATGGACTACAAAAAACTGTTCAATTTAAAATTGCATATAGATATTTAAGTTCAAATAAAGACGCATCAGCTGCTGACCCTATTACATTTACTGATTCAACTGGAGCTCAGCGCACTGGATATTTTTCTCCATGGACTGAAGTTTTAACTAAATCTAAACAAAAGATTTATAATTCAACAACCGGTTTATATGAATGGACAGAAGAAAACGTAGCTGACCCAAACTCAGTTAATATTAATCAATTAGATATTGCAATTAGAAAAGGCGAATCAGTAGAAATTAAAATTAAATCTCTATCTGAAGCAGGTTTTCCAGATAACCCAGTTGAATCCGAATGGTCAGAATCTATTACTGTAGATTTTCCATCAAATATTCAATCGTCTGAGGAAAATACGCTAATTGCGCAACAAGCAATGGCAGACGAAAGTCGAATTGCTTTACAAGAAGAACTTAATGCTAGAGGATTAGATCTTCACTTATCTACCTCTTTTAGTAGTAAAGACAAATACTATTCGCACACAACAGATTCAATTTCATCTGGATTTTTCTTAGCGGACGGTACAGCAATTTCTTTATATGATAAATTAAAGGAAATTGCAGATTCTCTTTCTGCAATTCAAGCATCACTTTCAACTGCAAGTGCTGAACTTATTGTTAGCATTGTTACACCAGATGGAAGTGAAGTACAGGTTACAAACGGACAAACTGTTGACTTATTTGCTGGTTATTATGTAGACTCTGCTAAATTATCAGATGGTGCTCTAGATAAAGGAAAGATTGTATCAAAGGAATACCAAGTAAAGATCAGAAATGCTTCACAAACCCCACTAGAATTAATTTCAACATTAGGTGGAGGAATTGGCGTGGCTGCTCCAACTTCTTTCCCAGGTGCAAACACAGATACTCAATATAATGCATACCTAAGATATGATAAAGCTCCAATAAACCTAAATGGAGTTTCTAGCGCAAGCTTTGCTGCATTTACTCAAAGAACCGGTTATCAATCTTCTCAAGTAAAAAGCCAATATGTATACGCTAGATATTATAGTGCAGATAATGGAAAGAAATTATATTATGGAGATTTAATCGACTCCTCAGCATTTGGATCAAATACTAATCCATCTTCATATTTTACAAACCAAAACTATACATTTAGTCAATCAACAAATGCAGTTTCTGGAAAACCTAATTATATGGGAGGACATTATCTACCAACTATTCCGCTTGGTGGAAGTACTGCCGAGGTTTGGAATGGAACTGTTGCAAATGGTGTAGGTCAAGGAAATGGAACCCTTACTGAGTTTTGTATTCACAAAGACCATCCATATTTTTCAGTGCTAGGTACAGTTTCTTCCCCTGTTTCAACTACAACAATTAACAATATTTTCTTAGGATTAACTACAAATTCTGTTTATGAATTCTCTAATAATACTATAACAAGTACTGCTCAAAAATATTTGCCCTTTTCTCAAGCAATTCACTTTAATACAAGTGCTGAAGCAGGAACAAATGAATTTGGCGTACCGTATTACGCTCAAGCAGAAAGAGTTACACCAGTTTCTCCATCGGCATACGGCGGAGCACTATACACTGCACTAGATACTTTTCCAATTAAATTGGGATTTGGTACAGGCGATGATTACCTAATCGGTAAAAAGACATGTGGCGCATACTTATTTATGATGCCGCAATCTTATGCATCAATTTCAGTAGATGGTTCAAACGCTAGATCTTCTAAACGTACAGTTATGGCTGGATCTGCTGCGTCAATAACAGTACCTGTAGTTTTTCAATTTAGAACAACTGATAAAATCGGTGAAATTGGAGGCTGGTCAACCGGTCAAAAATTAACCAACATTACATATACAAAAATTATCGGATTGGACATTTACACAAAGAGTGGATTGTTTGAATTTGATATTCAAGTTAGTGGTAAGCATCAGCGTGATACAATTATTACATCGCCAACTATATTTACACCAGTTTCAGCTGGCGGAGGCGGTGGAGGCGGAGTTTACATATCAGACTTAACTGATATTCTTAAAAACTCAGCATTTAATTTATCCATGAATTCTTCGATCACTAATTTTATGTAATATAAAAATTAAGTAGAATCACGTGGCATTATCTTATAAAAAGATTACACCCTTTGACACATCATTTGGATTGGTCAGAACAAACCCTAAGCTTACTGGAAATATTAAGCTTGTAGTAGATTCTGGCCAAAACTTATTTTTTGAATCAATCGATGCAAATACAGAATTAGCTAAAGATAAGTATAAAGCATATCCAATTGATCCAACTTCGCAGCATGATTCTAACTTGTATAGATTTTTTAGCAATGGTAATACACCAGAGTCTATTGTGTTTGATGTAAAAACTAATGTTTCATTAAATTCAACTTCTGCTAATTTTGCAGACCAATATGATTTTTCTGAATATTTTTCTGGAGCAAGATATTGTATTTCTAAAAGTTATGCTGAAAAATTTAAGTACTTTGCTCCAATTTATTTAAATAAAGAAATTCCAGAGAAATTTGTAATATTTAAAATACCTGGTGCAAGTAATTTGACGATTTCTGAAACTAAATCCAACTACCCATACGATAAACCGACTCACCTTGCAAGTCTATTAAATAAGGCTCAAATTATTAAAACCTTTGATCTTGGTGTAGATTCACATATAGGAAAGTACATTAAAAAAATGCAAAGTAATCCTCTTTTTCCAGAGAATACTTTAAATTTTCCTTTTAATAGAGGTCTACTTTCTTCGTATTCTGGTATTGCTTATAAAGCGGGATGTTTTACCGAAAAGTTTGAAAATCTACAGGAATTAATTATTGGTGGAAAGACTATTACAGATTTTGAAGAATATGTAACTCTTGGCTATGAGCGAAACTCTATTATTTACCCTTATATTCTAAACTTAGAATTTTTATTTGATGATTCATCAGATGATTTTGAATTTAATAGATACTTTGGAATTTACTGTAATACTGTAGATTTAGCAGAATTGGATTTTGATTTAAGCGACCATGCTGCATTAGGTTTAAATACGCCAACTCTAACTAATCCCAATTCATATGAATATGCTCAAACGTCATTTACCCAAACTAATTCAAATGGATTAGACTTAAAATTTCATGCAATTCCACAATCTGTTTCGACTGCATTAACTGAATTAGGAGGAGCAGGTATTCTTTCAATTGAAGATAAGTCTGGAAATTTACATAAGATTTCCCAAGTAGACGCTGCAAACTCTAAACTAAAGATTACAAGCAAGTCAATTGATTTATCTCTATTACACGGACCAACTGAAACTTTTATGGAAGATTCTGCCAATTATACTAAGGGTGGAATCCGATCATTTATTGAAATTACACTTAATGATATACCAAACCACCTAGATCAAATTAGAATATATTATCCTAATGGAAAGGCAACAAACCAAAATTCTAAACGATATGAAACGATTAGCGCAGTTGCAGGATTCTCCTATGGAGGTTCTCCAGTTTTAGATGCGCTTGCCGTCTATAACGAGTTTGGTCCAGATCAATTTTTCTATAGCGTTGACGTAGTTCCACAAGAGGACTTGGAGACTAATTTGCATCAAATTGCAGAATCTTTAACTTTAGCAATTAATGCTATCCAAAACAGTGGATTTAAAGCATACTCACAGGATAATAGAATTTTTATTGTTGTAAACAGCGAAGGTAACGTTTCATTAGAATATGCTGCTCAATATATTCCATCTACAGATGAGCCCAAAGTTTCAATATCAGATTCTCCAGAATTTAGAAAAACTGCAGCAGACTTATTGGGATCTGCTAGTAGTACAACTATTGACTTAACTAGTAGCGATTACATTGTTTATGGAGAGTCTCTTCCGAGTATTAATCAAACCAATTATATGTTGGGTTCGCTAATTGCAGACGCCGGTATTAAAACTCTAACATTTGGTATAGGTAATCTTGATCAAACTATTGTTATAGGCTGTCCAGTTGTAAACTTTGAGCCAGGTTCAGCCCTAGCCTCACATATTTCAGTAGATGGCCAGTATTTTGATAAATTGCATGCAAATAAGGCAGATATTTTAGTTCAATCTCCATCTGGATGGGTTGAAATTGAAAACATTATAAAGAGCATTGACTATATTAGTGAAAACACCTTTACTACTGAAGTTGATAAAATATTTGCGGTTAATTATTACGATAATAATATAAACATTCTAACTGAAGCTGGAACAGAAGCCCTATTAAAGTTTGGCCTAGTCCAATTTAAAAAGAAGTTTAAACCTAGTGTAAGTGCTCTATCAATTATACCAATTAAAGACTTTGATTTTGATCACATTGATAGCCAATATGCATCGATTCAACTAAGTGATGTTTGGAAATCGTCGTTTATACCAGAGGGTGTAAATATGATTAATTTAGGAAAATCTGCGTATAGAGTATTAAATGGAGATATTAAAATTGGATCAACTACATATCAAGATGGAGACCTAATTGAAAAAACTAGTGTTCCAACCGTTGTTAGTTTTTCAAAAATAACTGGTGATCCATTTGTTATTCCGGCTCTTTCTGTAAATACTCCAACGTATGATGTAGAACTTGCCGAGAACAATCCAGATATTTTAGACTTTAAAGGATTTTTTACAATTACTTCAGATTATGCGGAATCTAGTCCAACCAAGACTTCTTCCTATATCTATAGAGATAGATTTACTAGTGGAAAAATATCATCTGAGTACGATTCCAACTATGAAAGATTTTTATTAGAAAATGCTGGAAAAAATCGTCTAGTTAAATACATTTGTAAATGGGGAGCAGACGGTTCTCTTGATTCTAGATCAAATCCATATAGGCTTAATGCTGACACAGTATTTGGTGTAAATAACTTTTCGCCTGAACCAAATAAGGCTGAACCCGATTCAAGTTCGATGACACATGAGTGGTTTTATATTGAATCACTATATGACTATATTCATGATATAACTGCGGCATCACAAAATAAGTTATATTTTGATACACCGTTTGATCCAACCTTAGCTGTAACCCAAGAGGGTTATTTCGAAGACTATTTTATTTTTACTCCTAGTTATCTAAACAACTCAGTTTTAACTCCATGTGCTAGAACGCAATACCGTTTCTCAAAAGTTAAAAAGGATAAATTGACTGGCCTTGCTAAAACTATTTTTAAAGGAATTAAGTTTGTTTTTAAAGAAGTTGTCCCTAATACTACAGAAAAAGAATTATCTGGAGCACTTAAATATGTTAGAGAATCAAATAGATTTAATGATTATAGATTTACCTCAATCTTAAAGGTAATTGAAGATACTCCATATTCAGGAGAAAACCCAATACAATTTAAATTCATTGAGTCTAGAGATTTTAAATTTATCACTCTAGTAATTGAATTAAGATTAGGTAAGAAAGTTACAAGTATGGTAACTTCGCCTAAGAGCCTAGTTGTAACTAAAACTGGAGGTCTTGCTCCAACTGAAGAGCATGTATTTAATAATATGGACAATTCATTCTCAGATTATAAAATTAATATAAGCTCTGTTTCAACTCCAGCCGGAAATAAGCCAATTTCTGATATTACACTAGCATTTATGTATTATGCAAAAAATAAAAAGTATAATACGTTACCTGAAAGTTTTAGTAGTATAAATTTAGTAAATAGCTTTGATTTATCAACACTTGTTAATTATAATGGTTTACCTTTTATATTTTCTTTAGACGGGGGTACGGATATCCAAATTATTGATGAAATTAGTAAAGTTAATAAAAATAGTATGCTATCGTTTAAGGATAATACTTCAACAAAAGTATTTGGTCAAACCTATCCTGAAAACTTTACCATAGAATTTCCAATTGACGCAAATGGATTAGGTTCAAATGGACAAGGTCAATCTCTTAATACAATCACTCTTCCAGGTGGAACTAGCCAAGGTATTACAACGACTGAAAATAATTCATATTTACCATCTGGCTTAAGTCTATATCCATTTATTAAAGATCGATTGGTTAATTCAAATAGCATTAAATCGTCATTTGTTAATCAAACAGCCATTATTGGAAGTACAATAACTCCAACTCCTCTTACGGCAAGTGTTGAAGCAGGTTCTTCAACCATTGTTTTAAGCGCAACTCCAGCAACTCCAATCTTAATTGGAGCAGAGGTTGATATTGCAGGTTGGTCACAGTTTGGAACAACCGTTACTGCAATTAGTGGAACCACTTTAACCATTAGTAAATCTATTTTATCAAATATTGTTAAACAAAATCAGGTTGCAGAGATAACTTCAGGCAGCCCAGATATTTACTTATTAGATGGAATAAATCTAGATGTAACTTCATATGGAGATCCAAGTGGAGCAAATTATAGTGCATCAAATAAGGTGTATGTAACAGGTACCGGTATTCCAGCGGGTGCTTTCATCGTTGCAGTAGATAATACGGTTCTTGATGTAAACAATCAGCCTAAACCTAAGATAACTCTTTCTGCAAATGCTACAGCAACGTCTTCTCCTGTAAATATTAAATTTTTCCAAAAAAATACGGTGGCCCCAATTAATTTCTATCAATCTGAAATTAGACATGCAATTGCTATACAAAATAGAGTTGCACCAGTAAGCACTTCTCTAATAAATGTTATTGATGTTTTAGAATTAAAAAATACTTCGACTGGTGCAACTGGATATACTTATCCAAACGCTCAATTGTTAGCATCTGAAACAAATTCAGCATTTAATATTTTACCTTATACTGGAGATACTAATAAGAGATTACTTAGGATAATTGATCAGGTTATCTATAGATTAGATAATCAATCTGGTATTTCAGAAATTTTACCAAATGGAATAGCAATGAACTCTGATTCCGGCATAGGCGAAATTCTATTTACAAGTTTACCAGTTTCTCAAACTTCAAGTGGAACTACTACATTTAATTTTGATAAAATTATTAAGAGAGATTCCTCAATTCCTTCATTAGATACAAGCCATTGGGAAAATATTAATTTTGCATTCTTATTAGGCGGCGAATCATATTATAAAGGTTTATTTAAGAGACTAAGTTTTAATGAATTTAAGAGATCAATCGAAAGAGGTCGCTCTAATATTACATATACAACTTATTCAAATGGCACAGTTAGTACAAATCAATTTTATATTGAATTAGAGGAAGCAACTATTGTTGAAAAATTAAAACTTCCAACCGTTTCTCCTATTAATATCCAATTAACCCAAGCTGAAACTACAAGTAAAAGACAAGCATCAAATTTAGTTGGATATACTGCAGCTGAATCATATTTACAAAATCCGATTTACTTAAGAAGACACGGTTCAACCTATTCTCCAATATTCAGAGAAGTTACTGCATTTATGCCAGATACTACGCTAAATGCAGAAGTAGTTAAGGATGCGAATTGTAAATTTAATCCAATTGCAAACCGCTTCTTTGAGGTTAAAGGGTTTGAACATATTAAAGTTTCCGAAAAGAAGATTTTGGAACTTGAGGGTAATGACAAATATAAGCCAATGTTTGAGTTAATTGGAGAAACCCCAATCTCAAGTGGAGATTTATACTTATTAGCATCAAACTGGGATTATGGATTCCATTTAGAGTATACCAATAAAACTGAATCTATTCCAGCGTTTGGGACTAGACGTATTGCAGAAGACTCGTACTTTATGGCAAAACTTGCATCTCTTCCGACTTCAATCGAAATAGATTCAGTTACAGCTAGTGAAATTACAGAGTTTCCTTCAATTTCAACAGACTATATTAATAGGGAATCTGATATTTTGTATAAAGTTAATACAGCAGATGCTCAACTTGATATAAATTTAACTAATGTTTTTGCAAAAAAGGTTTTGGATCTTGGACTAAATGCACAAATTCTTGCGAGTTTTAATATTGACCCAACCCTAAGAAATCCAGAAATGCTAGGATCTTACGATTTTAATACATATGTTAAACAGTATGCAATTGAAAATATTCTTCCAAATTACGCGATTGATCAATTAGACATCTGGTACCTAGAAGATAAAGGAAAACCTACTGGTTTAGAAATAATTACTAAAACTGCTGCCGAACGCTACGCGTTAGGATATAAGAAGCTGGAAGGAGTCCAAATAAATATTAAAAACGGGCTAGCCGTTCAGTTAAGAGTTCCTCTAAAAACGACCGGCAAGCTAAGTTTAATTATTGAACCAAAAATGAAATTTATTTAAAAATGCCAGTACAACTAAATCTTAAAGAGGTTTTTACAACAGATAACCAAGCCGTATTGGCAGACAAACTGAATTTTAACTTTACTAAGTTAATCGAGCTAGGCATTGGCGCAGCTGGACCAACTGGTCCTGCAGGTGCAACTGGCGGAGTTGGCCCAGCTGGTCCAATTGGACCAAGAGGAGTAAAGGGTTCTAGAATATTTAGTGGACAAGACCAAACTACAAATACCACTGCAGTAATTGATGATATCTTTATTACGACTGGCGGTAAATTTTATACAAGAACCACTAATGCATGGTCTCAAATATTTAATGTACAAGACCTATTAGCAGTATCGACTGAATTCTTCTTAAATAAGCAATTATTTACAATTAATGATAATGACTCCAATTTTACAGCAAGTACCAAGAAAAAGAATTATGGAATAGTTAGATTTCTTAAAAATGCCGGCGCAGACTTGGCTGATACTAATCCAGATGGAATTAATTATGGAGGTTCTTCTTCTACTTACAACAATTCAACTTTATTTTTAAATAACTTTGATTTAGATGTTTATAAAAACAATTTTGTTGCAAATAGCAGTGTAGATGCTCTGATTGGAGATGTTAGCAAGGCAATTACCACAATTTATTCTAATTTTGTAACAACTTCAGACGAATCTGCAAGTAGATATCATATTCAATTAGGTTCTTTGTATAAGTTACCAAACGGCCAACACCAAATGAGTGCTGCTGAGAATAACCTTAGAATTAAACACGCACTAATTAATAATACAACAGCAAGCCCATCTGTTGCATACTTCTTATCTGAATTTAATGCAGGTGGTGATTCATCTTATTCAAATTCGGTAAATGGCGCAACTTCAGCATTTAAGTTTAGAGCTTCCCAAATGGATGGTTCTGCACACAATGGAGTTACTCTCTACACTGGAGGTTCTTCAGCAATTAAAAGCTTTGCAGATAATGATGCAATCTTTGATTTAAATGGATTATTAGTCGAAAGAGCTACCGCTTCTTCGAAAACTAGATTGGCATTTGGTATAAATTCTTCAAATATATCATATATTATTACAAAGGCCGCATTTGATATTTGTGCGACTGGAGATATTTCAATTGGAGTATTTGGATCAACTCTTAATGACACTAAAAAGGTTGTTGCAAAAAGATTTGGTCTAAATGATAAAACAACTGCCGTAGGTTTCGGTGGATCACCAAATTCATCAGTTACTGTATATGGAACCAAAAGTACAACCGATAGCGTTTCTGATACTAGATATTTAGCTGACCAAGTTAATATTGGTTCAATGACTAAAAGCAGCTTGCCGACATCTGGTTCTGGCCTTACTGAATTATTTAAGCCACGTAGAACTACATTAACCACTCAAGGAGAACTTATTCCAGCGAATGTTGCAATTGCCTCACAACTTGCCAGCTATATTGGATTTAATTCTTATTTTGATGATAATGGTAATATGAACTTTACATACAGAGATGATAATCCAACTGGAACAACTGGAACGGGTTCAGCCTTTATTACAACTCGCGATGGTAGTATGCACTTTGTTGCTTACTCAAATGATCCAGCTCTAACTGATACTAACTCTGGATCACAAACAAACGAATCAGTATAAAATACACATAAGCAATGAAAACAGTAAGTTTATCAAATATACTTAAAGCAATTAAATTCACCGTAACCAGAGATGGAAGAGTAGCGGCTGGAAAATTTAATTATTATGAAGATGCAACAATGGATGCAGTTCTTTCTAATCCAACTTCGCACTTTATGCTAAATGGGTCGTTAAGCTTACCAAGTGTTGCATATTTTGGAAGTGAAAAAACGGGTGCTCTTCAATTAAATAATGGACACTATACTGTATATGCTGGATCGACTAGCGCAATAACCGAAATGATTTTGCCTGCTCCAACTGCAGACGTTTTACATAGAACATATGTCCTAGTTAATCAAAAAAGTTCAACTATTCCAGTTAAATTTACATCAGGTGGAAATGATACTACTGTAATAAACTTATCAGCTCTTCCTTTAACTAGTGCATCAATTACAACTGTTGCAAACTTACCAATTAACTCAGTAACCGTTCAGTGTCAACGTACATCTAGGGCTCTAGCAACGCCACAAACTTATACTTGGAGAATTATTTCTGCAAATTATGCGCCAGCGGTTGGTGCATCGGCAGTTGCTGCAACTTTCTATGGTGGTATTTTTAAAGTAAATTTAATTAGAACCAGTGGTGTAACAATTCCATCTAGTACATTGTCTTCATATATTACAATTACGGCAAACGGTAACGCTGGTATTCCTCAATCTGGAAACTCTAATCAAATCATTAGGTCATTTAGCAGTAGTCAAAATGTTAACGTATCAGTTTCTTCAGCGCTTCCGTCTGGATATTCATTTTCATATTGGCAATTAAAATCTCCACAAATGGGGTTTGCTGACACAACTCTACCATTTACCCAAACTCTAGCTGATTCCAATGTTGCACCAACTTTACCTGCTACTAGCAATCAAACAATTACTGAAATTGACTTAGTATTTAGCTATACTGCGCCAATTACAAGTTCAACCTTTACCTATACTGGCGGCGGATCGTTTTATTCAGGAGGCGGTTCTGGTTTCTATAGCGGACCGTCTTCTAGTGGTGGAAACTACTTCCAAAACTTTGAATAATTAGGTTAGGGACCTAAGCTTATAGGGGATCACCTGGCCTCTTTCTAATGTAGACTTAATATCCAATAAGATATTAGAATTAAAGCCACTGGAGTGATTCAGAAGCTTATTGGCAACAACCGTGGCTAGTGCTAGCTCAAACAGTCGATCATCCTTTATTTTCTTAACCGAAGATATTACCATTACATTTTTCTTAGCCGAAAAGTCCTTAATTTCAGGTTTAACTTGACTTAGAAGTTCATCAAATTCGCCATCTTCACAAGAAAACTCATTAATTTCTAGTTGGTGTTCGTGACTAATCATAAATGGGACCTCTTTATCTTTAGCGACTTTCCAAATATGATTTAATTTAGCCCTATTTTGTGTAGTGGCAACATAAATTGAATCCAGTTTATGGAGTTTAGCTGAGTTAAAATAGAGTCTAGTATATGCCATTTTGTCCAGCATAATATCTAAATATTCTGTAAGGGTTTCTGCAAGAATTGTAGACCCCATTCTTAGGATTTCTCCACCAAATTCTTCTCTGCTTCTGGTTAATGAGGCAATAATTTCCATAACATGGCGATCGTCCTTTTTAAAGTTATATGAAGAATCATACACGCCTTTATCGACAATTACTGTGTTTAAATTTAGATAATGAAATAGGATTTCATGGAATCTAGAAAAAGATCCCGACTTAAGATCTGCGAGATACTTTTGTTTAGCGTCGAGCAAAACATAATTATAGTATTCGAGATCCACATATTTAGAGTTTGCCAGCCATAGTGGATCCAGGACTGGCACATTCAGGTTAGACTTCATGGTGCCGGATCTTTATTGATATTTATTTAAGTTAGCGGCCGGGCCAAACTTGGATAAATAAAAAGAAAGCGCCATCTGTAATGCAGACAATTACCCTAAAGCTTATTCCAGAGACTTCCAAGTCAAGTCTGACATTCAGCAGTAACTATCGATTATTTTCAACAAAGGATCCTTTACCAGGCGCCTATTCAATTACTAGTTTTACTGATGATGTTGATCTAAACGGCAATAACCAAAACTATTTAAGCAAAAAGTTTAGATATTCGGTAGACCGTGGAAACTGGTCACTTTGGTATGATATTGCGGATATTACAGCACTCGCTTTTAACAATTCGGATTTATTTGTTGAATTAAAGTATGAATACAATAATACTACTAGGGACCAACTCGCAAATCCAATTGTTGTAAATGAAATAAAGTTTAAAATTGTTGCAGCAGATTCTGTACCAAGCCTATTTACACCAAGTATTACTTGTAGTGATGAGGTTTGTCCGGCTCTTATTTCAACTGGTACCATGTCGTTTAATCCTTATGCGGCAGACCAGGCTGTAAATATTTTTAAACAGTTAAGTTTCAATACTAACAAATTATTTGGACATGAAGTTGTTTATTTTAAAACGGAACCAGATAGAGACTCTGCAGACTATGTTTTCAAAGAGTGGACTCTATTCAAAACTGTTAGCCGAAAGTGCGCTAAGGTCCTTGTACCCGGAAATAAATTTCCAGATAATAAGCCTACATACGCAGAATTTGGTGTTGATTTTGAAATGCCATTCGAGATCCATATCGATCACGAATATTTCCAAACTATCTTTGGTGCAACGTCGCATCCTCGCAAAAAAGATTTCCTCTATTTTCCACTAACTAACCGTATGTATGAAATTCAGGGTACGTATCTGTATCGTGGAATTATGCAGGAGCCAGTTTATTGGAAAATTCAATTAGTTAAATTCCAGCCTAATATTGATATGATGATGAAAGCGGAGGACCGTACATTCTTAGATAATATTATTACAAGTACCGATGAATTATTTGCAGATCAAATGATTGATGAAGTTAAAGATGCAACAATGCCTCAGCAATTTAAAACAATTTCGACCAGATTTGATGAAACTCGTAAGGCTCTACATCCAGATCTTAAAATCAAGCAATTGGCTCTAACTTATAACTACTCTCCACTAATTCAGTATTATTATGAAAGTAAAAGTGTTCCAAGTGTACCAATTAAAGTTACACCAGCCACTACAAACTTTACAAAGACTTCAGTTAAATACGAAGATCCTGCAACTAAATTTACATTAATCGCATACGAAGAATCTGAGTTATTTGCGTTATGGGCTGGTTATAAACTAACTACTTATGATTTAAGTAACGGCGCGCCAATTAAAATTAGAGGACCCTATAATTCAAATGATCCACTACTAGGCCGTTATATTAAAATTGATAGATATGCGGATTCAAATTTCTTTACGCCAAGTCAATTGGCATTTGAAGAAGATACAAATGGTCATGTTCATATCTTAACTAGAGATTATGGAGTTGTCTATAATGAAATTGGAAAACTTGGAGATACTGAATCCAATATGACGTTTTTTGCCCTAGTTAAAATTAATGCCTTAACTGATTCAATTAGTTTTATTGATGCCTATGATAATGGTACTTCAAAGGGTTTAAAACTAGATGGAAGTATTAGTACAATTAATAACTCAACTGATAAAAATGTAACAATTCGACTAGAAATAAATTCAACGTTAACCCAATTTAATCAAGTTAGATTGGAGATCGATAAATGGTATGCAGTCTTTGTTCCAATTTCAAGTCAATTTAATCAAGCTGCCCTAACTATTTATGGATTTACACAGGATCCTGCTAACGTAAATAACTTTAATTCAATTACTCAACTTCACAATTCTGCAAAGACCTTAACTGGAGCAAGTTCATTTAATTTTTCAATTAGTGAAAACTTTAGATTAGTTTCTTCGCCAATTGATATTGCAAATATTAGAATTTTTAATACAATGGTTCAAGAGGAAGACCATGACTTTGTAATCAGCCAATTATTCATTAAGGATGAGTCAATTCTAAGAATAATTGATAACTGCCGTCCAAGATTAAATATTCCATATATTGGTATAAACAGATAATAAATATTTTATGATTTTAGACATTAAAAATAGAGAACATGTTGAATCTGCACAGTTTGTGCTTACGGTTGATTTCTTTTCAAACAAATCAATTCAACAACTTGCAGAAAAAGCCCAGTTGACTCTACATAGAGAAGTAGAAGTTGGTGCAACCAGAGATGCCTGGCAACCAGTAAAAGAAAATGGAGCAAGATTAACTAATCTCTACAATAACGGTTTTAAAATGAAGCGCATGACAATTGGCCCAGTATACTATTACGAAGGCGTTAATGCTCTACTTAAGTCATTTAAATTTATTGAAGAAAATGGCTATACCAATGAATTATGTAAAGTTAAAATTGATTTAGGATTTTCAAAAATGAATGAGGGTGCAAGAATTCCTCAACTAAATAAGTTTAAATTTTTACTTAATTTTAATGAAGCTAAAGCATTTGAACTATGGCCTCAAGAAATTAGATCTAGTAAAATATTTAAGCACTCTATAAATTTAATATACCCAAAAAATAAATTTATTGCTGAGGCAACTGTTCCGTCTGGAAGTTATTCTTCGCAAATGGAATTTAGCTTTCCAAGATCAAAACAGTTCGGTATCAATTTTGATAGAATTAGTGAAGGTTTTGTAACTGTTAAGTATATTGGCGGTAAGGATTATGAAAAGAAGTCAGCTCAAGCAGTTGAACTTTTAAATTTAGTTATTGAATCCCTATTTTCAACCCTAAAATCAAATTCAGTTTATTCAGATAAAGATCGTGAGAAAATTAAACAGATTTTAACTGAACAAAAAGAACACTTAACAGGGTTAAAAACTTATTCAACGTTTGAGACTAAATATCCACTGATAACATTGTCAATGGATCTAGACTCTAGGCCAGAAATTCTATCCGCTAAATTTAATCTAGTTAGAGAAAAACTATTTGATTTAGTAACATATGGCGGTTTAGTTAGAGGAAAGGTTAACTATAATTCAGAAACCTCTCAACTTGAAGTTTTAGAGGGTCGTATCAAAAATGGCTTTAACTTATCGGGTATTGTTTTTATTGATTCATTTATCCAGGCTGAGATTTCTGAATGTACTTTACTTAACTGTAAAGTTAGAAGTTCTAGGTTATTAGAGTGTACAATTTTTGATAAAAATGACATTAGATACTCAAATCTTTCTAACTGTAATTTTAACCAATCCGGCATAAATACAATCCAGCAATCAACAATTAAAGGTCGATCAGATATGCAAGTTTCTGCAAATCTAACAGAGTGTCTAGTTGTTGGTTCACCACTTGCGTATCACGCAACCAAAGATTCTAAGACTGAGATCGCTCTTTAAGCAAAGCCAGTTCTGGTTAATAAATAACAAAAACAAACTGGGCATAGATGGGAGTCTATTCTAATTTAACAAACATTACGGATTTATCTGATTCAAGTTTAAGCTCGAGTATATCGACGTCTAACCAGAATTTTGATAACTTACAGGCAGCCATCCAGGCGTTCTTAACTGCAATTTCATTTGACGAAACCAATAATAATATTTCGGTTAATCAAATTGCGGCAACGACAGTTACTGTTAATACATCATTTAAAGTTGTACAAAACGGTTCAATTAAAATGCAAGTCGATGCAGATGGAGTTCTTACGACCCAATCTGCCCTTGCCAATCTTTTTCAAACTCCATTACTTAGACTTCAAGATAACACTGGAAAACTTGCAATTGCGGGTATAGTCGGAGATGTTATCTATGCAAACGATACCGCTCCAGCTGGAGAGGGTTTCTATGGTTATACTGATGACAATGGCTGGGTTAAATTATCAAGCGGCCAAGCTGCATCGGGTCCAGTTGGAACAGCTTTCACTGGAATTGCCAATGCACAGGGAACTGTAATATTTGGAGCAAGTAATGCAACTGATACATTAGGATTTGAAGGACAAGGCGGTACTACAGTAACGTTAGACTCAGTAAATAAGAGAGTCATAATTAGTTCAGCAAATGCAACTACTAATTCATTTAGCCAAATTGCAAATGCTCTAGGTAATGTTCAATTAACAGCAGCAGGCCCTCAAAGTACATTTAGAATTGAAGGTACTGGTGATACAACAGTTTCATTTAATAATGCAACTAATAAAGTCACAATTAACTCACCTGTTCAAACTCCTGGATTTTCTAAAATTGCAAGCGCAAGCGGAGCAATTCAATTTGAAGCGGCTTCAATAAATGATACAATCAGAATTGCTGGAGAAGGTGGAGTTAATGTTAATTTTAATCCAACCACCAAGCAAGTTTCAATTGCAATTGATGCGGAAGCACTTAATTCAGTTTCAGCATTTACTGTAAGTAATAACGGAACAGATATTGCATCAACTGATCCTGCAACAAGCTTAACTAAAATGGAACAGCTTGATTTCAAGGAAGGTCCTTCTAACTTAAGTTCATCTATTCTTGCAGTTGCTGATCCATCTAGTGATAAAGTAACAGTTTTTGTAAGACCGATTGCTCCACCTACTTTTGATGCAGATATTGTTGTAAGTTTACCATTTGGTAAAAGCGTAGGTCGATACAATAGTGGTGAAACCATTCCCGCAGCGGGTAAAACTGCTGAAGAGGTGTTTAACCTTATTGCACAGGAACCAATTGCTCCTACCGTGTCTCTAAGTTCCCCTACGAGCATTTTGTTTAATCAACTCCCAATTGTAAATGTTTTAAATTTTTCAAAAACTATTAATACTCTTGGAGCAAATGCAGCAACCGCAGTTTTACAGTGGAGGCGCAATGGCTCAGGAGCTTGGACAACGTTAATGTCAGATGTTAATGCTTCAACCTATACACATTCTCTAACTGACACTGCTTTTAATACTCAACCTTTCAATTATCAATATATTGTAACAGATAGTGCTAGCGCGACTGCTACTGCGACTTGGACAATTACACCACAATCATATCAATCACCAAGTATCTCATTTAGTGCGCCAGCTTCAACACTAGCTCTAAATATCGAATCTAATCAAGTAAGGGAGCGAGGAAATACAAGTTCAGTTTTGCAAGGATCTGCTTCTAGAAACCGAGTTAACGTTCCGATTAGTGGATTCCAATATGCAGTTTCATTTAATGGTGGAGCATACACAAATATTGGGACAGCGGGTACATTGGCCGCGGCTGGCGGAAGCTTTACGAATTTTACAGATACTTCAATTACCTCTTCTGCAACTAGTGCAACTTATCGAGTTTCAGTTACAGATTCTTATACAACTGCAACTGCTTCATATAACATAACTTACAAATACGTGGTATTCTATGGACCTAGTGCGACAGCACCAACTAATTCAGCTGGAGTTAGAGCCCTTGCAAATAGGAGATTTACTGATGCTGGAAATACCTTTATCTTAAATACTGGTGCAACTGATAAAATTTTTACAGTGGCTGTTCCAGCAACAATGTCTTTAGTAGAAGTATTAGACTTAGATGCGCTAAATGCAAATATCACAGCAAACTATGTTCTTTCAACATTTAATGTAAATGATGGAGGAGGAACTCCAGTTGCATATAAAATATACACGTTGAGCAATGCTATTCCTTATAGCTCAGATCACCGTCATCAAATAACTATCGCATAACCATGAGTTTTACACCAGGACTTCAATTACCTTATGGTATTACACCAGTTAACCCAGTTCCAGTGGATGGTTACTCTGGTCCTTATGCAACCACAACTGAAGCTCTTTCTTCAATTCCTCAAGCCATTAGGTTCCCAACCATGATGGTCCGAATTGTTGATAATGATGATAATAAAATGTATTGGTTTAAGGATGGCGTTTTAGATGCTGACCTTATTGAATTTTCACCAACTAACGCTAATCTATTAAACTTTGTTGCACATCCTCAAAATACTTCATGGCAAGTTAATGAAGCTGCTGATTTTAATAGTGGTAATAACCAAAATCCAACTATTTATGTTTTTAGAGGAAACATCTATAAATTTAAAGTTTCTGCAAGTATAGGTCACACTCTTCAAATTAGAAGCGCAGATGGCACCGCATATTCAGTTGGCATGCCAACAAGCGGCACCGGATCAAACACTCAAACTAGTGGAGGTTATATCCTATGGACAGTTCCATTTGATGCGCCAGATGACCTATTTTATGTAGATACTGCAACTTCTAATGTGATGAAAGGTCATATTAGAGTTATTCCAAGTCTAACTGCCCCAATTACACCAAGTGCTCAGCAAGGTAATGCAAATCAAGTTGCATATACATCAAACACTGGGTCCTATTCGCTTGCGGCTAATTCGCCAATCGAAAAGGCAATTCACGTTGATTCAACTGTATGTATTAGTGTAAATGGAGTTAGACGACTTTTAACCGATTCAAATACGTCACCTTTCTTTTTTAGTAGAAACGGCGGAAATACTCAGCTCCTATTAAATCAAGTTGAAGCAGGCGACTCACTTTACGTTCGCCCAGCTTATCTTGAGCATGGATTAGAAACAACTGACCTTATTCTTCTTGAATATTTTAGTGGAGGAACTGTTACGCTTGCTCAACCTACACTTCCAAGCACAACATATTATTGGAGAGATGGTAATTCTCAAGCCATTGAAGAGTTTAATCTAGTTGGAGGAGGTAACCCTGGAACTTATGAAAATCCAAATC